GGCGCAGCTAAGTACACCACAGCCGACACAGACATTCTGACCACGCCTAACAAAGAAACATCATGGCTTTATCAGGGACCATTCAGCGCGTTACCCGGCTCACAGCCTGTGATCGACACCTCTCGTATGTCAGAGCAGCAGAAGATCGAAGCGCTTGCCGCTGAGCGTGCTAGAAGTTCTTTGTTCCGTGACGCCACTAGTGAGAAGGCTAAGATCGAACGTTACGTAGCAGAGCAGCCTGCGCGACGTGAGGAGGCGTACGCCCTATACAGACGCGGCGAAGAGGCCGGCGCACGAGCTGAGCAGCTAGGTGCGTCTATGTCCAGCGGATTTCTACGCTCTATCTCTGAGCCAGTGGCAGACGTGGCCGGTAGTCCGTCGTCTCTTGCGTCACTGCCCGGCGGTGTATTTTCTACTATCCCCGCCGCAGACGTGTGGAACCAAGAATACACTGCCGCTAGAGCTGCGGGCCTTCCTAGAGAGCTGGCCGAAAAGCGCGCCACTATCATGGCAGGCGTAGAAGGTGGTATCTCTGCTATCCCGACTGGCGGCGCTCTAGCAAAGCTAGGCGGACGTAGAGCTATCCAGACTACTACCCGTCGCGTTGTCGGTGATGTAGCCGGTACTGCGTTCAAGGAAGGTGTGTCTGAGGCAGTAACTACACTTGCTCAGGAAGGTGCTAACACCATACTCGCTGGATCAGACAATGCGCAGGAAAGCCGTTATGCTGAGAGTCGTGCATCTACTGACATATTTGCCGACACGTGGCGTAGCTTCAAGGCTGGTATGGTAGGAGGCGGTGCTATTCGTTCCGTTACCTCTCCGCTAGAAGTGGCGGCAGAGAATGGCCGTCGTGCCCGCGAAGTCGCTCGTGGTGATTCGGAAGTCGGCGCTGTGATCAGACAGCGTGCAAACGAACGCAGAGCTGCTGACGCTACTAGAGCAACGTCGGATCGCATTACTGAGATTAACAAGCGTCTGGACATAGAAACGGCTTACACACAGCGTGATCTTCAGCAGGAACAAGATGCTGCCAGAAAGCTAGCTGAACAAGAAGCCGGCTTCATGTCTATGGAACGTGACGCCGCGCTGCCTCGCGACCGCGTTGAGCGTTATGCAGGTGTCACTGAGAGAGTGCCGGTTCAGCCGGCGGCTCCGCTCACTGCTGAGCAGGGTCAGGCGAGTCTTGATCTTCAAGCCCAGCAGGCGCGTGATGATGCTGCCAAGGTCGACGAGGCGGCTCTTTCTCCTTTCGTTAAAGAAGCGCAGAAGACCATCGACAAGGACGCAGCAGCGGCCCTGAAGAGGGCGAAGACAAGGCACACAAACGACCGCTCGCGTGAACTGAAGCGTCTTATGGAAAGCACGAAGGACATGCCACAGGAGCAGCGTGCTAGATTCGTCGCCAGCGGCCTGAAGTCTTGGACAGAGGCTAACCCTGTTCCTACCAAGGACACTGTGGCTCCTAAGCCGGCTGTTCAGCAGCCCGAGCAAACCGTTGCCCCTGTCGTCACACAGCAGCCAGCACAACCAGCTGCCCCACAAGCCGAGATGTCTGAGGACGCAATCCGTCAATTCGGACTGGCTAGCCGTGGGCAACAGACGACTGGCGGCAGAGCGGAACAACTTGTGTCCAGCATTCAGTCCAAGATTGGTAGTAGCCGCGAGGCCGCTGCGCTTGGCAAGATGGTGGCTGACGGTAAGCTCGTACTTCTTGATGACGCCACACAGCTCCCGAACTACGATCCTTCGCTGCACGGCAGCGCGGGCTTCTACGACGGTGAGCGTATGTACCTGATGGCCGATCAGCTTGATCCTGAAAACATCAAGGGCAGTCTGATGGTTGTGGCGGCTCACGAAGCCAAGCACGTTGGTGACGTTGCCGGCGCTCAAGGTGCTACGGGTCTTCGGCACTTCATCGGTGAGGAGGCTAACGCCCGTATCCACAAGAAGATTGTCGACCTAGCTGGTAAGGGTGATGCAGACGCTCAGGCAGCTGTCGCCGCCGCTACACAAGGCGCTAATGGCGACGAGGCTATATTCGCTCTTGAGCTGCCCGCATACTACGTCTCTGCTGCGATGAGCAACAGGGCCGGTAAAGGCGTGCTCACAAATGCCCTGCGTGACATCGTATCGTCCGTACGTACGGGCTACAAGAACATCACTGGTAAGTCTGACATCAATCTCAATGACGTTGGTTATCTAGCCAACAAGCTCGTTGAGGAGATTGCTATCAGTAACGGAAGTGTGGCTGCGCAGCAGGACACCAGTCTTCAGATGGTTGTTGGTCCCGGGCACCCGGCGTTCAATAAGCGCAAGGCAGAGGGCAAGACGTTCGTAGACTACGACGACATGGAAAAGACGCTCATCTCTGATGACGGTGCTTTCGTGTCACCTGAGTCTGTGGATCGTCTGCTATCAGGTACTCCTACAAAGGTCAAGGACATCATTGACGTTCCTGCGTTTACGGGAGATTACGCCCTGTTCGGAGACATCCCAATTGTCGTTGAGAACACTGAGCTGTACGGGGAGCTGCGTAATGCAGACAACGCTGTCGGCCGTGAGATCATGCTCGGAAAGGGCATGCTGGAGAGTTCAAGACAAGACCCTACTCTGGCTACGAACATCGTGCTACATGAGTTGCAGCACGCTGTGCAGGCGGCCGAGGACTTCGCTCGCGGTGGTAACCAGTCTGAGTTCGTAACTAAGGCTGACCAGAAGATCCTTGATCTAGTCACCAAGCTTGAAGCCAAGTATAGCAACATGTACCACAAGGTGTTTGCAAAGAACGGACAGATGAATGGCTGGGGGCTCACTCCTATAACTGAGGATTTGATCGAGAAAGCGAAGTCGGATGTGAGGTCCGGTGCTATCACACGTCGTGAACTAGCAACAGAGATCAAGGCTCTAATCAACGCCGACCCTATGAAGACTCCTGAAGTCGAGAACATCGTCAATGAGTTTTCTACGCTTACGAACAACGTGACATACACGCTCGGCAAAGCTAAGGCTATTCGTGCGAAGACTTACCAGAAGTATCTAGACCTCCTAGGCGAGCGCGAAGCGCGCTTCACTGGTGAGAACTCCTCACGTACACAGGAAGAACTGGATGTTATGGTCCGCCCTCAGTACAAGGGGGATGTGATCATCGCTGCCAACGACCTGACTACGCCTATGCGTACGCTGTCTCTGGCTAGCCTGAACTTCGACAAGTTCAAGGGCGCTAGCGCTGACGCTCTGGCGGAAGCCGAGGCAGCCCTGAAGGGCAAGGCGTCCGTGTTCACGGCAAAGAATGCGCTGGGCCAGTTCTCTGGCTTCGGTGTGCTGGGGCGTGAGCTGGGCAACCTCAAGGAGCTTGCGGAAGGGCAGGCTGCTTCCATCGCTTACGTGGCGGAAGGTGACTACTACCGCACAGCGTTCGGGATGGAGAAGATGGCCAAGCGTCTCGGAAAGTCCGTACAGCAGGTGAAGAGCGACGTGGGTCAGATGCTGAAGCAGGCAGCAGACATCAAGGATGTTGACGCCCGTAGACAGCACATTGCTTCTTATGTCAACAAGAACAAGGAGCTACGTCCTCTGCTAGATGCGCTGGATAACATCGCTGCACAGTCCAAGGCTATCGTCGCTGCTCGTGTGCGTGACCCACGTCCCATGACGGAAGAGGAGCTTAGCAAGTATTCAGCGATCATCAAGAATCGATACAACTACTTCACCCGTACCTTTGCTGCGTTCCAAGGAAGGGAAGGAGAGCTACGCAATCGTCGTCTTGAAAGAGAGGCCAAGCTTGCCAAGGCTCAGAAAGCCGCTGGTAAGGAAGTGTCGTCCAAGTACAAGCATGCGTACAAGATCTATGCTGACGCTGTGCGCTTTGTCATCAACAACGACATCGGTGTGTTCGATCCTGAGATGCTGGCCAAGCAGTCGCTTGACAAGCTGGACTATCTGTACTCGTTGTGGGTTGGGAATCCTGAGAAGTTGCGTACGCAGATCAGGAACGACGTGTCGATCAAGGGTGATCATAACAGGCGTCAGGCGTACAGGGCGCTCGCAGAGGCGCAGATCGCAGCTGCTGGACAGAGTGTCAACAAGGATCAGCTGGAGAGGGAGGGTGAATATCTTGTGAACGGACTGCTAGGTTTGAATGAGCAGAGCAATCCGGTGATGAGTTATTACAGAGGCATGAAACAGGACCGCTCTATACTCAAGACTCGTGAGGACATCCCGAATGAAATCTTGCAGCTGTTCGGAGAGATCGAAGATCTTCCCACGAAGATTGCCATCACTCTGGCGAAGCAGGGTGAACTAGCCTCCAGAATGCGTATGATGGCTACAGTGTACGAGAACGGGAACAAGAAGTGGTTTGTAGATCCAGAGACGTATAGGAGTAGTGACGAGTATGCTCGATTTACGGAAGAGTTGACTGGTGAAGACTGGGGTCCACTCAACGGTATGCGTGTAACACCTGAGATTGCGGCAGCATTGAATGACGGACTTGATATATTCACTCCGTTGTCCAACGCTCTGGCACAGGCACACGCTACTGTGGATCGTGCGGCTGAGGCTACAGGTAACAAGCTGATGACTGCTCTGCGCAAGACTTCGAGTCTGCAGAAGTTCATTCAGATCGTCCTTTCGCCGTTCAATACAGCAGCTAATTTCCTAGGATCGTGGTCTGTTATTGCGCAGAATGGTGGCGCTACTCCCGATGACATGCTCAGAGCGCTGAAGGCGTCGGCCCGCATGCTGAACAATCAGCTTGCCCCGGGCGGTGTGGTAGGTAAGATCACGCCCATGACGCGTGACGCGGACCTTGAGCTGTTCTTGAAGTACACGTTGCTTGATTCAGCGGTCGGTCAAGAACTCAGGGCCACGCCTACGAAGTTCCTCAAGAAGCTAGTCGTGGAGCTTGAATCGGCAACGACTCTGGCTGAAGCTAACAAGCTCCTGAGAGCTGCTGCGGATAAGACAGGTAATGCCAAGAACTTCGTCACTGAGCTGTTTGCTTTGTCCGACGCGTGGGTCAAGCCCGCTGTGTTTCTGTCTCGCGTGAGGTTCCTCGACCGCATCAACAAGGCTGAGGGTAAGGGCTGGACACAGGAACAGATCGAACAGCAGGCGGCTGACATGACCAAGGACACCACGATTACGTTCCAGCGCGGTGCTCCTGCAGTCAAGTTAGCTGAAAGGCTCCCTCTGACGTGGTACGCCACATACATCCAAGGCGTGTTCCGCAGCACAGGCTACGCTTATGGACAGGCCGCCAAGGACTTCCTAGAGGCCGCTAGAGCGCAGACACCTGAAGGTAAGCTACTCTATGCACTGGAAGGCGCGAAGCGTCTGGCAGGCGCTACAGCAGCCACGACAGGGGCAGCATTCGCTACCAAGGCACTGGCTCAGGCGCTGAACGATGATGATGACGAGGAGTACATCGAGGCCGCGAAGAAGCTCCTGTACTCGGAAGGACGTTACGGCGATGGCATCTACCTAGGCAAGAACGAGAAGGGCAATCCTGTGTTCTTGCGGCTGTCACGTCTCGATCCTAACGGTCCGGTGAACGATATGATTCGTATCGCCATATCTGACGACTCGGAAGACGTGAAGGTTAAGGCAATCATGGAGCACTTGAAGGAACTGTGGATCATGCCCCGCACGACAGCTGATACAGCCAAGTTCGTGGCCAGCGTCTTCACGGACGATCCTGTCAAGAACAAGAAAACGAAGCTGGAACGCCTGTTCCCCGCCACGTCTCTTGCCTTCAAGAACGCTCTGCCTGCCGACTACGGCACGGCTGAAGCCGCTATTCAGGTGGTGGACGGCTTCCTTCCGGGCGTCATGAATGCGTTCGATCAGGAGAGTGCTACGCCTGTGACAGACATCGATCCTCACGAGAGGGCGCTGGCCGCCAGCGTATTGTTCACTGGTGGTAGGGTGGACGTGGCCGATCCGGGCATGGCGTCGTTCATTGCGGGCAGTAGACTTGACACGTTGCAAAAAGAAGGGCGTGCCCAGATCGCCGAGACACTGGAACTACGTGGTCCGTACGCGGCTCTTGCCAAGTACGATGATTTGAGGCAGGCGGAGCTGGATGCTTATTTCAAGCTGAAAGAAACGTATGATGCTCTTCTAGGCATGGGGTACAGCCCTTCAAAGGCTACGGCCATTTTGAAGGATAACAAAGTGCAGGCACAGGACATTGCCTTGATTAAGAAGGCATCGATACCGGACAATGTGACCAGCTTGATTGATGCGGACTCCATCATGAAATCAGGCTCCTTCCAAGATCGTGGACTCTCTGAAGAGGAAGCGAAAGAGGAAGCCAAGCGTCGCAAAGACGTGATAAAGAAACTAGAGCTTCTATTTGAAAGGAGAGCTGACTAATGTCAACACCGCAGTCCCTTACTCAGGGCTTTATACAAAACAGTGCAGGCACGCAGTCTGTGGCGCAGAATGCTCAACCGCTCATCGCTAACAACGGCAATCCTAACACTGTGTACAACAACCCGCCTATGGGGGGATACCTCCCCCCTGTGGCTAACGCGTACGACCAATGGAGAATAAACCCCGGCTTTAGCGGAGGGGGTGGCTTCTTGACGGGAGGGTTTGATTGGGGGATAGGAGGTAACGGCTTCCCCATGCCTAACGTACCGTCAGGCGGCGGAGGTAACTGGCGCCCTCCTACACGCCCGCCAACCACGCCTCCTACTGGAGGGCCTACAGTAACTCCTCCTACAGGCGGTCCGACTGTACCGCCCGGAGGCCCGCAGGTAGGGCCTTCCCTGCTGGGCGGACAGAGACGTGGGCTAGGTGTTGATATTGGATGGGGCGGGACGGGTATCCCAAACTACAGCGCCATCTCTACTGGCCTGCCTAACACGTCTGGGTTTAACACAAGTCGTTGGGGTATGAACGGATTGTTAGGCAATGTTATTGACTGGTTCTTGCCCGGTGACGCCGTGCAGGGTGGTCATATCAACTGGGCTAATCTAGGGTTGGGTATAGTGGACCAGTATACAGGTCTTCCTATCACACGAGGGCTGGGCTGGTTGGCCAACACCGACTGGGCGCAAAATTCTCCTAATGCGGTGGCTAGATGGTTGCGCAACTGGGAAGGGGAAAATGATGCCGCTGCCATGCAGGACTGGTATAACCAGAATGGGTACACAGCCACAGCAGGCACAGGATGGATGGCTGACGCGTTCCCGTGGCTTGAGCAGCAGAGGCAACAGGAGACCGCCCGCACGGGACAGTCTGTAGGTGCTGGCTTCGTAAGAGGACTCACCAACTTCTCCAGCGCGCAGCAGAGAAATATAGATGCCTTTAGACAAGGAGGCGTGGCCGCCCTTGAGGGACGCGTCAATCCCGCCACGGGTAGGACGTTCACCGCACGTGAGATTCATGATGTAAGCAGACAAGCTACTGCACGAAATGGGCGTCTAGGCCACGGAGTAGGACTGGCTGCTGCTGGCGGATTCACGCCGTGGGGCGCTACGGCGATACAGGGAGATGCTGCTCGTGCTATGTGGGAAGGTATGAAAGACGGGATATGGAATAATGCCCAATATAGTAACGCAGCTAACTGACAGGGGGCGGTATGTTTGAGAGTGTTGATTGGGAGAAGATAGGACAGGCTGTTGTCGGCTTGGTGGCCGGCTTAGGGACAATAGGGGGCATCGCGTACGGGGCTGTGATGAAACACAAGGCGCGTGTAGCGAAGCTCGGGGCAGACGTTGCTGCATCTGACGCTGACAAGACAGTATCGGATGCTCAGCTGATTGTCTACGATTCTCTCAGTAAACGTGTGGAGGCTCTCGACGGTGATGTCAAGCAACTTCGACAAGAGCTTGACACGGAGCGCAGGCATAGCCGTCGACTGGAGCTGCTGAACAAGAAGTTGGAGCTACATATCCTGCGACTAGAGTCTCTGATGAAAGCGTCTGGTATTGAGGTGCCCATCATCATAGAGGTTGATACGCAGCATTATGAGGAAACTAAATGATAAGCTACGCTGGACTAAAGACATGGGCTGCCACAGCTAACCTGCGCAAGATCGGTTACACTGCCGCAGCCGCTGCTGTCATATTCTTCTCGGGCTTCTTCATAGGAGCTGACAGGAAAGAAGACAGTATGTTGGCTGGACAGACCAAGGGTGTAATCAAACAAGCCGACAAGGCGGCACGACAGGTTGCAAAAGACAGCAATGAAGCTATAAAAGCTACCAATCGCGTAGAAGCCAAGGCAGATAAACTAGATCGAGAGATCCAAGGAGTTAATGATGCGATATCTAAAGCACCTGCTAGTGCTGACTGCACTCTTAGCACTGACGAGTTGCGGGAGTTCAACGAGGCTATTGACGCAGCCAACGCCTCCTAAGCAGCCATTCATATGCACACCACAGGCATACCTGTCTGACGCAGAACGCAAAATGCCGCCGCTCACTTCCCCGGACTACGTTAGTCTGAAGAGGCAAACGGCGGCACAAATCAAGCAATATGGAACATTAAACTTTGCGTATCAAGAGCTGCTTAACTGCGTCCTTCGGGCTCACCCGGAGGTTGATCTTTCAGGTACTTGATCCACAGAAACACTCTTCGTTTAAATTCGGGCGGCCAATGTGCCGCCCTTTTTTTCATCTCGGATTCTACATCCGACGCCCATTCAAGAGACAACAGCGTCTTTGCTGCTTCCTGCGCAAATCTATCTGACGCGTCTACGATCATACTTCCACCATGTAGGAATTGACTATGGCGTCCTCGATCTTGATTACGTCGAATTGTCTGCCAGTCGTCGCATCGTAGCTGTGTGCTACGGACATAGCCGTGAGGATGTCACCAGACGCTACGAGAGCGCCTGTGGCTAGGTCTCCTCCAGACCCTGTAGCCCACACGTCTTCCTGTATAGGAATTGCACGTAGGTAGGGCAGTGTGATCATGAACGCTTCTCCTTTCTCATTCACGAACAGTAGGTCAGTGTTAAGAGAACGTTCATCCCACTCACTGCGCTGTGGACGATCCCCGTCCCCGAAGCCACCATTCCCTTCAGCCCACATTGCCACTTCCTGCAGCACATCGTAGTCGCCTGCTCCTGTGAGCCAGCCGTTCGTCACTGGGATGATCTTGCAGACATCGACTTTCCTTTGTCCCATCTGCCGATCAGAGAACAAGATCTTCTCCTTTCCGTACCACACTGTCGTTGTCATTACACTCCTACGACCTGACGACCCTTCTTGTCCTTGTCGGCTAGACGAGAACGAGACCACTTACCGCAGTCCCTGCACTGATAACGCCTGTAGCTCAGAGACGCCGTTGTGTATGTGCCTCTGCTCTGCAAGTGACTACCTCCACAGTTAGGACACACGTGCTCACCTGTCTCAGTGGAATGGTTGGGGTGATTGTGAATCCAGCCAAGGAGTCTGTCGTACAGAGACTCAAGCAGCAATACGTCCTGAATGTTGTACTCCTCCATGATGTCCCAGCTGCTCTTGTACTCTTCGGACTTTGGATTCATGCAGTGCAGCCACAGCTCATGACCTTGGTGCTTGAGCTTCTTCCCGAGCTTCAGCTGCTCGGCCACATAGCCCAGCTTGTTGGACGTGAACCTGAACTGCTTCCTCATGACTCCGAGCATGTCGATGTTCTTGTAAGGACTAGGTGCAGCCCATCCCTGCAGAGCAAACTCCTTGTTCAGAATCTTGAGGTCGAAAGCCTTGCCATTGTACGTGACAATTGCGTCAGCCTCCTCGATCAGATCGTACATCTCCTTGAGCATGCGCTTCTTGGAAGTCAGCTCGATGGAGGAGAAATACACGTCATCACTCCCATGCCACTTGGCGGCCCAGCACATCACCTCTGAGTTACCTGTGATCTGATTGATGCCGATGTTCTGGTTGAACAGGCCCCAGATCGTAGCAAGCACTGGAGAGATTTCTATGTCAAGAATCAAGATCTTGATAACAGTCTCCTTAGTTCAGTGTACGCTCTGCGATTTCCATGAACGAGTCTTCAGGAGCATTCTGCCCAGCCATCTGTGTGATGATAGCCATCACCCGGTCGACGGTTTGGTAGGACGCCGGGAGATCGCTAAGATTCACAGGGCCCTCGTCGTCGTCAACGTCGTGACTGGTCTCTACAGAGAACGTCACCATCGGCGACACGCCCTTGCTGGTGAACACAATCTTTGCGGTGAACTCCTGTTCACTTTCGTTTTCTAGGTTCTTTAGTTTTATGGCTGCATTCCTCTTTGTTGTTATCTGCCGCTAGCTTCCTGTCTTCCGCTCCCTTTATCAGGTGGCATGGATGACAGAGAACCTGCAGCTTGTCTTGTCCGACAAATAGCTTCTCGACAAAGGCTGGTAGGTCATCAAATGATTTCAAAGTGCCGCATGGCACTATGTGATCCACACTAACATTCTTCTGTGGAAACCAGTCCTTACATTTGTTGCATTGAAACTCGTGCTTGAGACGCTTGTTACTGCTCTTGCTAGCTCTACGGGCAGCGGCTAGTGCTGCGTATTTCGGCGGCCAGCGGGTCCACTTGGCTCTCAGTCCTGATCGTACAAACGACCAGAACTTAGCGCTACTCCATGCTGGCCACTCCGGAAAGGGGGAGTCTTATTACCCACGATACACCGCCCTATCCACCCTCACTTCGTGGGCACGTTCCTGCATGAATGCATCGTTTCTGAGAAACGTCAGCCTCTCTTCAAGCATCTTCGGATCATCCGGCAAAACCTCAATTACCTTCCACGGACCGGGCCACCATTTGACAGCGCGCTCTGAAAGTACATTGACGTACTTCACCTTGTTAACCTTCACTCTTGTTCCTTTCTTTACGGTCATTAACTCTATCCTTTATGTGGTAACACTCGCAGAAGTCCCAAGACATGTGATCGGGACCAACCACTGCGTAGTCAAGGCTTGGACAGAAATGCCAGCCTTGCTCTTTCTCTTCCTTTGTCAAAGGACCGCCGAGTTCCATCAGCGATTCCCAGCGCTCCTTGTTCACAGTAGCACGCACTCCTGCTCAGGCTCACGCCTGATCCACAGCAACGTCCCCACTTCCCTGTATGCACGTTCCCAATCGTTGGCATACTGCTCTTGGTACTTGGCCTTGACAAGGCTGCGCACAGCATCTACGTCATAGTCCACGGAAGCCAGCAGCTTCTCTGCTCTAACATCCCCTACTTGCTCGATACCCGGGATGTTATCCGTCCTGTCTCCTATGAGCATCTGACGGAACAGCTGGATATCAGCATCACGTTCACTCACCTCGTACAGTTCCTTACGCATGAGATTGTAATGCCAGCCGGGAATCATGTCCAAGTCTTTGTCGATGGACACAATCACAGTGCTGTTATCTGTACGTCCGTACTGCTCGATGCCCAAAGCGTCATCGGCTTCCTGCCCTTCCACGACAATAGCGCGCCATACGTCCTTCATGTACTGCCCTATCTCTTCGTAATACTTGGGCTTACGCGCTGTGCGATTACCCTTATACGGGAGGATGGTAGCCACTTGCTCTCGGAAGTTGCCAGAGCCTGACAGGTAAAGCTGTAGGGGCGGAAGGGTGAACATCTCCTGCGTGGATGTGAGGGACTCCTTGACGTTACTCAGGGCGTAGCCTAAGTAGTCTTCGTCCGAGAGCAGCTGTTCTATGTCGCCCTCACTCAGGTCGGGGTGCTGCTCTTTCAGCTGCTTCCTTCTCTGGGAATCGGCAGCAAAGCCGCACCTGTAGCGCAGCACGTCGCCATCAACTAACGGCTGTAGATTAGTCGTCAATGAGTGAGTATTCATCGGGCCTGTCGTGCTGTCTATTGACGTACTCTTCCAGCCCTTCGGCTCTGTCCGCCAGCTCGCTCACCAGCTCTCGCAGGTCGTTCTTGTCGAGAGACGCCAGCCAGTACTTGTCCTTCGCACGATCGATCAGCTCAGCTGTGGTCATGTTTCTAGCGAACGCTGTGATAGTGCCGTAGCTGTCTGGATTGAAAAACGGATCAGTCATCTGTTACCACCTTCTTTCTCTTGTATGGCTTGTGCCTAGGCTTGATGTTGTCTTCTGCGAACGTTCCAGCGAACTGCGCCTTCTTCTTGGGATTGCGTAGCTTCGACGGCTTGCTCAGATCAGGCAATGGGCCTCGTCTAAACTTAGGTTTCTCGGTCATGATTACTCGAAGGACATAAGTCATCTAGAGAACGTAGCAGCGCTTCTGCCTGTAGCAGCTCTTCGTAACGGCTGATAGGGACAGATACTGCGTGCTCTACGTCGTGCTCTTTGCTAGGCACAGTGATCGTTATAATCATTGTGTCACCTGAAGGGTCTTTGGAACTTCGTCTCTCTCTATTGTCTTTTTGAAACCGACTCTACCGGCGACGTGGTAGACAACTACACCTTCTGGGTTCATAAAGCCGGGAGCTGCGACACTACCATTAGCACATAGACTATCTATGCAACGTTCTACCTCAGCAGTATCAAACACACCACGGTAAAGGACAGGCACCACGTCACAACACACAGGCCTGTCTTCCTGCCATCTGTCTACATTGAACAAGGAGAACTTCTTGTGATCTAGGCCATAACGTCTCTGAATACCAGCGCCCCACCACTCACCGTAGTGATGACCCGGGCCGAGCTTGCGTAGCTCCTCCTCATTATCCTTGACCCATTTTGCGAAGCCGAAGTTGTCCTGCTCTGGCGTGATCCATCTATTGCGACTACCTGCCATCACTACGCCGTCTTCGGAGACATATACCTGTGCGTTAGTGCCGTCAATCTTCTCGGTGATCACGCACTCGCGTGACAGACGGGCCATCTTCGGGAACTCTAAAAAATCTACCGTATCAATCATAGGGGAATACATCCTTCATGTCAACGCCAAACTGTTTGGCTATATGCTTCAGCAGGGCAACTTTATCTTCCATCTCGCAATGAGACTGGTTAGTGGATTCGTCATACTGCTTAGCCTTGCGGAGCAGCTCGTGCATTTCCTCTACCTGCTTCTTTAGTCTGTCAAACTCTTCGCGATCTATAGGGAGTAGAGGTCTGCAGCCATCTCTAGGAGTAGGTGCCACCGGGCTGCTAGGGAAGTACTTCTGCCAATCAGGCTCTTTTCTAAAGCGGTCGTTGAAGTGATCGCCCACCATACTGACTACACACATGAATCACCTCGGTTGACAATAGCGCCGAATAGCACGAGGCGCTGACGGAACGCAGATGTAATCTGCTAGGATAGGCGGGAGATTACCACCTGTGATACGTGGCTTGCTCGGGATCGGGGGTAGATTGCCGCCCGTGATTCGCGGCTTGCTGGCTGCGCTAACATTAGCCGCCAGCAGAAGAGCTAGGGCTAGAATTGCAAGCTTCTTCATCAATCCTCCTCGTCGTCTTCATCGTCGTCTTCCGCTAGGTCAGCGTTCTTAAGGGACTCGTAATACCACTCCCAGTTGTCTACACCGCCAGCGTGTAGCGCGTCTAGCTCTGCCTCCGCCTTAAGTAGGTCGTCGAGACGCTTCTTGGTTATTGTGACTTCAGTCATTTGTTTTCCTGTTGGTGGGGTGCTCCGAATCGAACGGAGGAATTCAAGCTCACTTGAATTTCTTACCCCATAATGGTACAGCGTACGGGAGTCGAACCCGCATCGTACAGATTGAAAGTCTGTTGTTCTAACCAATTAAACTAACGCTGTGTATGGCGGAAGCGGTAGGATTCGAACCTACGGACCCTTTCGGGCCGGAGCTTTAGCAAAGCTCTAGCATAAACCCCTCGCTCACGCTTCCTGAATGGAGCGGACAGTCGGACTCGAACCGACGACACCAACCTTGGAAGGGTTGTGTTCTACCAACTGAACTATGCCCGCTTTACCTCTTTAGAAGATTACGATCAGCATGACTACAGCGCCAAGACCGACAGCCGCAGTAATCTTCTCTTTCTTGGTCAAAGCGTTCCACTTCGACTTTATCACAGACTTGTAGTGACTAGCCGCTGCTCGTAAGAAGCCAATAGTATCGGACATTGTGTTCTCCTTAGCGGACGTAGCGACCGCTACGCTCGTCCATGATACGCCAGTTTAGGGGGTTCTTCTGACGACGCTTCATGCTGCGAGCAGCCTCTCGGGAGTTGAGCTTGCCAGCGCCCATAATCTTACCAGTGTTCTTGTTAATCAGAGTGTAACGCATAGTTGTTCCTTTTATCTTACAGGGCATGCGCCCGACACACATTCATCATCACCCATCTCCAGATACGTCGTAAGCTCTGTGTTCACGATGGGGCGAGTGTTTGCCACGAGTTCATCGTAGCGTTCTTTGCTGATCTCCTCAAGAGGAGCTTGGTCGAATCCATGACCTTGATGTAGCAGGAAGCTGAGCGACTTGAAGTTGTCCTTGTAGTGCTCGGCGAGATACGCCTTGATGCCATCAAGCTCGTCAGGCTTGATGTACACCGTGCAGCTGACTGAATTGTCGCTCCACTCCGTGTTCATTCTCTTGACAAACTCAAGCTGGTCAATAGCGCTCACGTCCTTAGCAAGCACCGTGCCTTCCGGATAGCTGAACGGGAACTCCACCACTACAGTGTTGTAATCGTCCGTTCCATCGAACTTACGCTGATACTCCACGTGATACCCGTGACTCCTGCACACTTCCACAAGTGGATGGTCTGCGGAGATTCTGATGCGCCTGATCATGTACTGAGCGTAGCCCGGGTGAACACCCGGAGTGACACCCGGTAGCAATGACAACGTACCTGACGGCTTCGTCGTGGTCAACTTGATCGACTGCGGCCAGCCTTTCAAATCGCTGTAGTAGGCATCGAAGCTACGGAGTTGATCGTAAGCAGGCGCTAGCCAGCCACGCTGTTCTTCCGTGGCCTGTAGATAGCCAGTCATCCCGATGCCCATACGCATGTTCTTGTGGACAATCTTCTCCGTCTCAGGAGCAGTGACACAAGGCAAGCGTAGCGAGTGCTTGTTGATGCGATACAACAGTGTCAGCACATCCAGCAGTTCGTCATACGACTCACTGTTCGGAAGGAACACTTCCGCCAGACAACACGTTTCGAAGTTGTTAAGGCTTTGTTCTGCACCTTTATTGTTACTCTGCTCTTGCGAGCAGGGGCTGATCGTTTCCGTCAACCTCCGCACATTCCTGCACGGAACAGACTATCTCACGATCCTCTGGCGAGGATCTCAACCAAGGGAGCTTGTACCTAAAGCTATCAAAGATGAAAGGTTCGATCATAGCAGAGAAAGCAGGTATGTCTTTCGTCCTCAGACGTAGGTACCAGTAAGAACCGTGCTTGTTCACATTCCATTCCAGCCCTAGCTTATCTCTTAGTGCCCGCTTCAGAAACAATTGGTCGCCGTATGACAGTCTCTTCATATTTAAACTCACTGAATAACTGTTGTTTACAAGGCGACTGACTCCTGCCTTCTTGGTGTAGCAACTACCATCACACATATAGAGGATAGCTAGCGCTTCTGGATCAAGAAGTTTCATAGCGTGTGGATCAAGACCCTTGTAGGAGTCAACGTACACACGCTCTCTGATTCTAGAGAAGTAAGGGTGAGAACTAGTCTGCAACCTTACTTGATCTTGTCTCAGGAATCCGTCTGTTTCTGGTCTGATAGTGCGTTCGTACACTGTCGCGTTTGTGATCTCGCTCAGCGTGTTTCTGCAATACTCGACGTAATCGATATTCTTCTTTAGCATGTTCATGGCGAAGTAGTGCTCTTTGCCGCCTCTGTACACACCGCCATCTCCCATTACCATAAAAGAGACGCGCTTCATTAGTTCTTTAGGATCACTCATAGTCGTTACACCTTCCATATCGGATTGGCACGGCATTGCCCGGTCTGGACTTTCACCGTTTTTGATTGATTATTCAATGCTGATTACTCAGCAAGGCCGCTAACTTTAACGGATTGTAGCCTATCACATCAGGATCAGGATAACGCTCATCTCCAATCCTTCCGCACTTCCTTGACAGCTCTAGGTTGATCAAACCGAATGGCTCTCCCTTGCCGTTGTACCCCTCCCAGAACTCGTCGGGCAATGTGTTGATGTCGTCGCAGACAACAGAGTTGTTAGACATCGCACGCCAGTTGGGGATGCTTCCCAAGTCCCAGCGCTTCGACTTCAGATACTCGATGTCCGTGGCATCACCAATAGCGATTTGTGCAGATCGCCTGACGTTACCACTCACCACGACACTTCCGATGATGTTCATGATGTCGAGGCAGTGGATGGGACGCAGCTTCTTACCGGCCTGCTTCATCAAGATCTGACTGATCTTCTCGATGCCCCAGCACAAGTCTTCTGGTCCACTAGCCACCCCGCCAAATCCTTTGATGGGGACACCCTTACCTCTAATCAACTGTGTTGAATAGGTGAACGGTGTGGGGCGCTTTCCATAGAACGCACTCTCCAACGTCAGCTCAAGAAGCTTGACCCAGCCTTCGCGAGTATCAGGGACAATGAAGTCTGCACTGCTGTCGTCCTGACGAATGGGCGGTTTGAATCCAAAGAATACAGGAGGAAGCTTGTCTACGTTCTCTCTCTGGATGTTGAATCCTACACCACACCCCAGCATCAACTTCTCGAATGTCCAAGTGAACGGGCGGACGGGGGAGTCAACGACAACTGCTGCACAGTTCATCAGGGAAGGAAGTCCGAGATTGTCAATCGTGCTAGTGCCCAGCTGCCACAGGAATCTACCAGCGACAGTGCCCTTGAGTTGCGTCATGTAGCCACGCAGTCTTTCCTTCTCTTCATCCGTGAACCCTACGTTCAGCTGTGTGTCAGATGCTGCAATCACTCGCTCAATTGTGTCAGGCCAGTCCTCGACAACGCCATCTTCGTTCGTCCTAGCGTATGTACGCTTGTACGTAATTAGCCCAATACTGCTCCATGGCGTTGTTATACGTCACCTCCTTTGTGTCCAGCCTCTCCGGCTAGGCCGAAGTATGCAGCCCCATCAACATAGTCGTCAAGCTTTCCTTGCGGTGTGGTCGCGGCTCTTACAGCCTTGAGAAACACCATGAACAGCCAGCCGTCACGTTCGGACAGGTTGTGCCCTGTTGCAATGTTGAAGCATTCAACAATCTTGCCCATGCTGCGCTCACCGTCAGGCTGGTCCCTGTCGTTGGCTCGGGCACTGAGCATCCCGGCCGCCTCGTCTAAGATGTCGTTAGCTGTCGTCACGCTGCCTCCCTAAAATACGCTCTGCTTCTCTAATAGCGGCAAGATGCGCGCGAGGCGAGACATGACGATCGTCCAGCCCTTCTTTGAACTCTCTGTCGTGATAGACATCTTTTCTACTGCCCACAATACGCCCCCACACGTAAGCCACTAATAGGGCCAGTCCTACTAGACCGGCCCCCACCATGAGCCCGACGCTCACATTAACCGCCTAGCGGAGGTAGAGCATCGTCCTCGAACGGAGCGTCGCCACTATCAGTGATGCCATCCGTCGCAAGCTTGGCGCTCTTACCTGTAGAGAACGTATGGAACTTGTCCACGTAATTCGCCAGAAGAGCTTCGATAGCCGGAGCCTTGTCAGCAGCCGCCTTCGGCAGAGCTACAGCGTCCTTGCTGAGCAGGATTTCCACCATCGTAAGGGCCGTGTTGAGAGCTGCCTGCTTGCTGATGACAGCCTGCCGATCATCGAACACTACCGCTGGCTGCTTGGTAGCAGGCTGTGGAGCAGCCTGCGGCGAGTAAGGCTGAGGAACAGAGCCCGTGTTAGCTTGAGCACTCAGCTTACGCAGGGTACCGCGTCCAACATTCCTGTAATTCCCCTTGATCTCGGCAGTGAACGTTACGGTGTCGCCTGCCTGAATATCACGCGGGGCGTACTTACCGTTCCCGTACGACTGACCGTCAACGATGATGTCGTACATAGTGCCGACGCTCGTCTGACGAGCTTGAATGTTTTGAACAACGCCTTGTACTAGCATGTGTCTCCTGTTATTGTTTTAGTGTTTCTCTTCCGTCTGGCCACACGGACCAGACTTTCTCTTCACCCTCACCCCAGTGCTTGCCTACCTTCACGCCCACACCCAGTGGGACAACGAAGTCGTAGTTGTACACAACGCGCAAGAACTCATATACGTCGTGTGTGAGGCACTGCTTGCTTATTTCCTCGTACGCACTCACGTAGTCCTTGTGAATACGAGACACGATGCTATCGTGTACGGTGTTCCACACTTGTATGGGGAGGTCTCTGGTACGATGCCAGAAGTGTACAAGTGCTATAGGAATGATCTCTGCAGTCGCCATTCCCTGAATAGGGAAGTTGTAGATCTGCGTGGTGTTGTCTATGTAGCCAGTGGAACTCATCCGAGTGCCGGGCCAATAGAAGATCATCCCGTAAGAAGTGCGAAGCTTTCCGGTGTTTAGTACCTCTCTAGTCCATCTCGTTTGTTCTTCAAAAAGACTGTTGTACTTTTCCCGGAAGAACTTCGCGTAAGCCTTTGTTGCTTTTGTTTTCCCTGAACTTCCGTAGAGAGGGGCGAATGTTTGAGGCTTCGCCATCTGTCTACGTTCCTTTGGAGCCGCTTCCCTGAAGCCCTGCTCGCCTGCGTCAGTCAAGACCTTGGCTGTGTGGCTGTGGATGTCCTCTCCGTTCTCGATGTCAGCTATAGCCACAGGATCACGGCTCAGCTCTGCGGCTACACGGAACTCCAGCTGTGCTCCATCTGCCTCTCCGATCAGGTAATCAGCATGCTCCGCCCAAAACAACTTCTTGTATATTCGTGGAAGATTTTGCAGTTGTGCGGCGGATAGTTTCTTCTTACCCTTGAAGCTTAGCGGTCTGCCAGATGATGACAGTCTGTGCGTGCCGGTGAATCCTTGATTGAATACGCCTACGAACTTGGCGTCGTAGTCTGTCACGACACCCTTGAAGAACTCTAGGTTCTTGGACAACAGGGCTGCCAGCGTGTTCTGCCGTGTGTACAGCTCGATGAACTCTCTCTGCGCCTGTGTCTCTACCTTCAGCTTCTTCAGCGTGTCTGCGTTGGTGGACAGCCTGCCTGTCGCTGTCTTGACAGGCTTGCGCGTCTTGGGATCGATGGGTGGACTAAACCCCAGCGTCTCGTACAACAGCTTGGCTAGCTGTGCCCCGCTGCGTAGATTGGCGCCACTTGCTACGACGGACAGCTTCTCTTGTATCGTCCTGTACTCCGCTACGGTGGCGTCATATTCCTTGAGCACGCGTTCAGGGTCCAGCTCGCAGCTATTGAATTCGATGTCTGCCAGAACAGCACACGTCAGGTTACGCACCAGAACGATGTGCATCAACTGACGTTCTTGCAGCAAAGCTATCTGCTTCTTGAATAGCTGATACGAAAGCTCAACATCTTGAAAGCAGTAGTCCAACAGCCATCTCTTCGGAATCTCTGTTGGACATACACCGCCCTTCACCATCGTACCAGCTAAGGCGATCTTTGTGCCTATGCCGTATCGCGCGGCAGATGCATCTAGTCCTAGATCGGATGGCTTGAACGTGTTACCGCCAAGTACCCACTCACCTAGGAATGTATCGTAACAGAGAATGTCGCGAAGCTCCATCCCCATACGCCTAATCCAGCCAAGCTCGAACTTGGCGTTGTGCGCGACGATGAAGTCGGCAGCACGGATGTCTTCTTCTAGTTCTGCCTGTCCGTACTGATCGGCAAACTTGTATTTCTTTGTAACGCGATCGCCCTCTACGACATACCACGCTGCCAGCACGATGAAATTTTCATCGTTAATCGGTGTCCCTCTCTCGACGTTTGTTGTCTCGAAGTCGAGGACAATGTACTTGCCGGGAGTGATGTAACGATCAATGGCGCGTAGAGGGTCTGTAATGAACCACGGCAAATCACTCACTCATATGATTCCTTTTATGTAAGGAGGGATGGCCGGTGCTGATCTCCGGCTTGTCGCGTCTACGATCTGGAACCCGGGTCCAAGCCGGTTTCTGCTAAGCAGTCTACGTTCATAACCCAAGCGCATCAGCCTGCGCATTCATCCCATGAAACACATTATACGGATTGCTGCTGAACTTGAGGTGAATCCGTGAATAGGGCGTTCAGATTTAAGATTGTCATAGGCCCGCCAAACACCGCACCTGTGTCAATGTAAGTGACGTTCTCGTAGCGACAACGTAGTCTGTCCCCTGCGTGTTAATCCCGAATGTCTGTATCACGAGTCGTCCTCCATGCCCGCGTCGATCAGCTCATCCCAAGTATCGCCGGGCATGTTCCCGATGTACTCGTACTCATTTCCGATGGGCAAGTCCCGCAGCCACCGATACCGCCTAGCATCCGCAGCGAGCGCGTCGCGTTCCAGTATCGCCATGTCCGCTTCGCACTTAAGCCGAATCGCCGCCTCTTGACTTTTATGATACTCAGCCCATGCTGCGTCGCGTTCGGCCTGCAGCGCAGCGCACCGGGCGTCTGCGTGAGCGTCGCCCCCGTGCAGCGAGTCGCCGGGGGTTGGCGCAGCGACCATATCGAGGGCCTGCTCGGAATGGTCGGGCGCAGGGGCGGCGGCGAGCATGGCATCCCATATTTCACCGCCGTTTCCATTGTCGTACGGCATGCTCAGGGCGTCTTGCCCCCAGTCACCAACCCTGTCGGCGGCATCCAGCATGCTTTTGGTCGGCTCACGCGGCACCAGCATCCACCCCTCCGGCACCCGCGCCGGCTGCAGGCGGGCGAGTTCGCGCGAAGCGTTGCGCAGGTCGATTTCCAAACGGTCGTTCACCGATCCGTTTCCTCGTGCGGCCAGTTCGTCCGCATGGATTTTCAGACGGAGGACCAGCGCATCCAGGCCTTTGCTGCTCATGGCTGCGGCTCCTTCTTCGTGAATTCGTACATGTGTGCACCGTGTTCCGTGATGAACTTGCGCTCAAGCCTGTCTGCGTGTGCGCGCCAGTAGCCTTCTCGCTCCGGATGTGCGCATGCGTTCTGCAGGGCCTGAAATACAGCGGACTCGACCGCTCTTGCGTGCCCTCTTGCGTCCCCACACTTGCATGTCCTGCTGCTCACGGGCTCTTCTCCTGCAGGGCTGCGGTGAGGGCGGCGGAGATAGCAAGAATCCGTTTCGGCGTCGGACTCATGCTGGAAACCTTCACCCAATTCGAGTGACCCACGCTCTTGTGATGCAGGACGCCGCGCTGCCATTGCCAAGCCGCGCCACCATTGTGGTGTGGATCGTTGATGACGGCCGATGTCGCGTGATGGAGATCGTGGTCCGTCACCTCCGGCGCGCTGCCGCCGGCCTTGGCTGCGGTTGCAAGGTCGTCGCACAGCATCAGCAGGTGAGGGCCAGTCAACACAACATCTTCGCGGGCGATTCCGGCCTTGATTGCCGCGTCACGGATCGCGTTCGCCAACATGTCCCGCTCGTGTTCGCTGGCCTTGGCGGGGTCGGCGGGCGGGTTCGGGAACGTCGGGAACGCCTCGAAAAACTCCTCGGCGAACGAGTACCCGCGCCCGTAGTCACAATCTTCCGCCCACGCAATCGGCGTCCGCTTATCCACCCTCCCGGCGGACATGGCGCGCGATACAATTTTATTCATCTCGCTTCTCTATGTTGTACAGAGCCGCTGACAGGTACTTGCTCACTTCATGAGCGTGCCACACGGCCTGGCCTATTCGCTTGTCTTGCTCTGTTTCCCCGCGAAACATGTTACCGTCCGGGCAGCTCTGCGAGACCAGTTTGTATAAAGCATCAGCGTGTTCCTGTACTTTCTTCAGCTGAACTTTTAACACCTTATTGTAGTTAACACTCACATCACACTCCAAACAATTGGCAGAACTCAGACCGTAACATGCATCGCGAGCTTTCCCGCTTCATGTCTTGGCCGTGGGCGTAGAACTGAACAAGCTCGTGCTCGTCGAGAGAGGCTTGCCAGATGTTACCCTGTGTATCGCTAGCCCACATCAAGTCCCAGTATAGTCCTTGGCTGCGGAAGCCCGCCGAGATCAGCAGGCTGTAGTCGCGCTCGGATAGATTGTAGTCTATCGTCTCGTCGTAGTCGTTAGACACAATCAATATCCCTCTACACCTTTCTCGATGATATCAGCGATTTGGTCAAAGGTAGCCTCTCCACGGTCATTCAAAATCACCAAGCTTATGTTAAGATTACTAGGAACCCATGGACTAGTTCTTTGCTCAAATTCTACGCCATTATCCGTACACCACTTAGGGGAAGGTGTAGGCCTAGACGCTCCATTCTTGTGTCGTTCAACATCTCCGTAAAGACTGTGCTGCAGGACACCTAAGCAGCAGTATCCATATCCTGTTTTTAGCCTATGGTGACCTTGCTCATACTCACCGGACCTAAGGGCAGCAACCCACTTGTCTTTCATCCATTGTGGCATGCGAATCATACGCCCTCCACCTGCTCTTCAATGATGCCTGCAATATCTTTGAAAGATAGGCATGACTCATCGTTCAAAGAAGGGAGGTCATAATAATCATCTTCATTACCATACGAATCTTCTACAACCTCGTGGATTTCCCACTTATCGTGCTCTATCTTATTTTTTTGGCACCACTCTTCCGACGGCAAACAGGCGGAGGCTGCGTAATCTTCGCCGTACCGATCCTCTCGTAGATCCATTTCCACCTCACCATCAACTACCATTTGCAGAACACCGAGACAGCAATAGCCTCCGTCCTTCTTCAGTGCACCTTGCGCTTGCTTGTACTTACCAGAACGCAGTGCGTCTACCCAGCGCTGCTTCAGTTCCTTCGGCATTTTAATCATTAATCACCACACCTTGTATTCATAGAAGAAGTAGTCGTTAGTGCCCGACAGCTGGCGTCTTACATGCTCTCGCCAGACAATGTAGAAGTTACCGTTGTTGTCTTTGGCCACAACTGGATACCACGCCCACCACGCGTGCTCTGCGGTAAGATCTGCTACTTTAGCACGGATTCGTATTCTCACGTCACTTACCTTTTAGTGTGTATGTCGTAATGTCAAGGCTGTCTTCGTGAGCGAAGTAATCAAAGCACACATTGTTCTGCGTAACCTCTACGCCGTGATCGTCTAGAAACACAACACTGTATGCGTCCTTATCTATAGCCTCTCTGTATGCCTTGTGGCACTCACGTGCCTTAGCAGCATCACCGAATGCCCATACAACTTCCATCTTTCCGGAGCATCTCCCGAAGCTGTCACCGTCCGAATAGTACACAACTACTACGTGACATTCCGTAGACCCTTCAAGAATGTTGAACACTTCCTCTTCTAGATCCCAGTCACGTTCGCGCCCGGACTTCCGGCTGCGCAGCGACACAGAATGTATTCCTGACTCTAGGTCTTCGTGCCAATCACCGTACGGTTCTGGGTCTTGATCGAAGTTAACAGTGCGTCTGTACGTTTTTACACTAACTTCCACGTCACGCTCCTCGTGTTCTCGTTTTCGATAACACATCGTCGCTTACTCGTTCGCTATCGCACCGCGTGCTGCGCTCCCCATTAGAGGGGAGCTGTCGCTCTCTCGTTAAAAGCAACACATATTGTAGCAGATTTCGGAGCAAAAAGCAATAGTCTGATATAAGCACGTTTATTTATGATTCACTTACGCATCATCCGTGTAACGACTGATGCTCGGGTGAAGCTTAACGACGACAGGGTTATGATCGCCTGTCGTCTTGTTCTTCGCAAAGGACAGGACTCTCCGTCCTGTAGCGAGTTGATCCGGCGTACCACCGATTCCAATCATGACATCGAACTGTGCGGGAACTTCGATGTTAGACATGTAAACGTCGCCGATATCCAGCACTGCCTTGCCTGACGCACTGTCCGCAGCCTGCGCTGTACTGACACCCAAGATGCCGTACTTCTTCACAAGCTTACGCGCTCCGCGCGAGCCTCGGCCCATCACTTGTGTGAGCCCGTCGCCCTTCTCGTTCAGGTTCATGAGCTGGTCGATGAATACTGCGTCGGGCTCCTCAAGCTCGATGACGCGTTCAATAATCGTTAAGTTACCCGGCGATATGCCCACCACCTTGAGGTTCTCAAGACCCGCGTCCATCGCCAGTTGCTTGGCTTTCTGCGGGTTAGCACGGATGGCGTCGTAGGACATGCCTGACAGACAGCACATGTGACGCGTGTAGATGTCTTCGTTCTTATCCTCGTTGATGAAATAGATCACCTTCTTGCCCTGCGAGCAGAAGCCCGCAGAGAACGTCACGTTAAGGGCAGTCTTGCCCATCTCGGGCAGGCCGTAGGTGAGGATGTGATGGCCCGGTGCCAGTCTCTGATCGACGCGTGAGTTGACCGACAGCGGGTAGAGCTTCATGTAATTGACAGGGCTAACCACCTCGCTAAGAATTTCGTCGATGTTGGAGGAGTCTAAGAACACAACGTCCTCGAACATCATGTCGTCCAGAGACGACACGCGCTGCAGTTCCCTGTACTCGTCGATTAGCTCGTCTGCGTCCTTGTCCCTATTGGCTAGTGCTACGGCCACGCGATCGGCCAGCTCGTTACGCTTGGCATCAAGTACCAGCTCGATGACGTTGGGTGGTGAGCTGTCTAGCGCAATCACTTCGGCAAGGAGCGACGCGAATCGCTCCTTGTGCTTCGGATTCTGCAGCGTAGCCATCACCTGCTCTGTCAGTACAGCAGGGTCCACTTTGGTGCAGTCACCGTCCCGTGCGTAATAGTCGCTGATAGCCCGCATGACAATCTGATATTCGCGACTCTTTACCTTGGGGTCAAGGTGCTTGGCGAATATCGAGAACGCCTCACGGCTATTCAGTGCGGAGCTGAGCAGCACTTTCTCCATTAACGTCTCCTGTTGTCACAGTCTGTGTCAAGCACTCTATAGGCCACGTTCACCTGCTCTGTAGACATGTTCGCACCGGGCGCTTCTACGTCCACAGCTACAATGCGCGTTCTGCCCTGAATCACTTCTCTACGCGCATCCAGCTCGGCCAGATGCAGGTGTGCATCTTCCTCCATCCACACGTCTTGCGGTGTAGGAGCTGTGAATACTGTGCTAGACCCCGTGACTTCCTGCACTACAGGTTGTTCATAAGGATCGTTTGTCTGTCCCCTGCTATTATCAGCTGTAGCATCTCGGTATAAAGGCCCATATTCATTTGTCCATCGCACATGTGCTCTGTCTTCATGCGGGACGCCTAAACAGATAATCGTACCAACAGCGCCGGTGTTGAGAAGCCCCATTACGTCTCCCCTACCACGAGGAGCCTGTACTTGACGCTCACTGTCAGGCAGTTCGAACACGCCTTCCTGTACACCCATCGCGGCGTCTCTAGTACGCAGGTCATTCTCAATTTCTATCTCGTTACCACCTACTAGATAAGCGCCTCCCGGATGTATGCCATTCCTGATCCCGAGAATGTACATCATGTACACGCACTCTCTCGGTGACAGGGCGGCCATCGCTAGGCGCACCAGTCTGTCAACCACCGTGAATCTAATCATCTTTGTGTTCCTTCAAGCTAGCCATCAGAGCTTCGAACTCTTCGGGCGACATATCTTTAATGTCTTTCGACAGAGGGATGACAGTTAGAGGAAGGGAGTTACGCAGCATCACAGTCTGCCTGACCGCGCTGCTCAAAGCTCCCGGATCAAGGCAGATGTAATACCTGCGAGCCTTGGAGTCCTTGATGTCCTCCGCCTTACCGTCACTGATGTGTGTTCCCATCAACGCACAGCCCGTTACGCCGGGCTCCGTGGCGCATCTTGCTGCTGACGGGATGTCTTCTACAACCATCACGATGTCAGGATGCTCGCCGTTCACGGACCACGCGCAGCCCGTGTAATCACCTACGTCTATCAAAGCTTTAGTGTGCGCACTGTCTTTGTCGTATGACCGCAGCACTCTGCCTTTCAGACTACCAGACGCATCGTACACAGGAAATGCATACCTGCCTCCGAGATCGTCGGTCCACAGACAATCGTCTAGCAGACGGTTACATACCTTGTTCTGCAGCAGCTCGCATCGATCCTCCGGAATTTTACGCAGCCTGTAGTTGAGCCACTTAGTCTGCTTGGTGACGTGTTTAACGATTAAACTACCGCCGTCGTTGCACATACCTACGGACTGACACCCATCCCTCCAGCAGCGCCACACCAGCCTGCTCTTTCTACGGCTGACTGTGAGCGATTTCTCCTTGCTGTGCCCACCCCCGCAAGCGGGGCACAGCTGACTATTGATGGACTCCCCTTCACGCAAGTACGAATAGGAAAGGGAGATTGAGTCAGCGACGCTCATCGCGGGAGATCATCGCTGACGTACGACGCTACCTCGTCGGCAATCGTGTCCTCGCCCATCTCATTGAGCGGAGCGAGTACATAGATCAGGACGTCCTTGACAGTGTACATACCGGCGATAGCTACCCACGCGAACTGTTCCACTACAGCCTCTAGCGGCAGGTCCTCCTGCCCGTGTCGTAGGAATGCATCAGCCTCTGCAAGTTCACCCTCGTTGCGTAGCACGGTGATCGTACCGGACACGGAGTTCTTGCGAGCATCAGTAGGAGTGAACGCCACCACCTGTCCATACAGTCCCTCCTGCTCGGCCATCTTCTTCTCGGAGTCGGTGGCGACTCCGTTGTCGAACATGTCTGGAGTCAGGGGCGCGATCTCGCCAGCCTCGAACGGAATTTCCGCAGCAGGCTGCTGAACAGCGGTCGGAGCAGCAGTAGTATTGATGCCCTTACGAAACGCCTCGGCAGCTTCGCTAAGAATCTTGGCCATTGTGGCGCTGAGTGTGTCTTTACGCGAGTCACGATAGATGGTCGTCGAGCTGTAACTGCCTGTAGGAACGTACACCGTTTTAGGGGCAGGCAGTTGACTGTTGAATGCGTGCTTGATTTCCAGCGTGTCTGCGTGTACATCCACAATCACGGCATGGTCAACCGGAAGTTCATACACAGTGTCTTCCACGTCGATGTTCTCGCGCTGGGCAATCCAGCTCAGCATGCCCGGCTCGCTGCCAAAGATCGCGTGCTTGCGGTTCTTGGTGAACAGCATCCACATAGGGCGCTCTTTGTTGCGAGCGAAATACAGCACGCTCGGCTGCTCTTCCTTCCAATAGACGAAAGACCATGCTCCACGGAAATCCTCGAATGCATCGAACGGATCTTGAGCGAGCCTGTTCATGGCCCACTCAGAATCCACCTCGAAGCGGCCGGAATCCTTGGCAGATTTCCACCCGGACAGTGTGCCATTATGCACGCCCACCAGCAGCCTGTTCTTGGAATCCAGCGCAGTGAATGGGTGGGCGTTATTCAGGTTCACTCGGCCCTCAGTCGCTGCTCTCGTGTGGAACACGGTGATTGGGGAGGTCATAGTGTCCTTCAGGAACTGCTTCGACACCTTATCCTGAATGAACATGGAAGCGTTCACGGGAAGCTTGTGGACGAATACCTTGCCCTTACCGTTCACTTGAAACACGCCAGTGCTGTCCATACCACGCACGCTACACGCCACGACACCGTTGGTCATCACGTCATCTGCCTTGGTGAGATAGCTGACATGACGCTCGCCAGTGGTGCCGGATAGAGGCATGGCGTTGATGAAACCGATGATACCGCACATTAGATCGTCTCCACGCCGGAAGTCACTCGTGCCATTATATCTTCTTGGAATCTCTGGAACTCATGCACGTTCGGATTGACCAGTTCCTTTACCAGTTCCGCAGCGCGCGCTCGCTGCTGACGTAGTTGTGGGTATTTCTTGTCGATGAAACGACGGGCAGAAACGCTGAGCTTGTCTGCATGAGAGCGGGTGACGGTAGCCTTTGCGACAGGTCTGACACGAATTAAACCGTGCATCAGCTTCATGCGCTGAGCCACAGCACCGATGTCCATGTTGTCCAGCAGCAGTGTGTGCAGGTCATGGAACCCGAAGTAGGCACGACAGAACTCATGGATACCTGCCGGAGTAGACATCATCTCACACACCTTCACAGGAGTCAGTGAGGGATTGGTGGCTGCGATGCGGAATAGCATCACAAGCTTAATCCACGTTTCGATCTTCTGTCTGTCGCACAAGGAAGGGAAGTGACGGAACTCTACCGTACCGTGTTTGGCAATAGACGCGAGATTGACGCCATAGTAGCGCCCGATACCCGGCAATAGATTGTTGTGCATCCACTCGAATGAGCCAGAACGAACTGCGCCTGCCAGTTTTTCTGGGTCGATGTCCTGCAGAGGGCGGCAGAATGAAGATTCCTTACGCCCCTCGCCGGCGATGCTGAACAGCGCGGGCTCCAGACCGTAGGCGATAGCCATCAGTGTGGCCAGACTGTCCGCGTCATCGACCGTCGTCCAGTCCACGTGGATGTGAATGCCTGCGCGGTGACACGGAGTGAACGACACCACGTTGAAGAACGCGTCCAGCGCTGTGGTGATGTCCATACCACAGAGAGGGCCGGCGAACTTGAACTCACGACCGTCGTCGCGCAATGAGCCGTCATTGTCGACACACCAGCCACCTTCAGCAAGCGTGTTATAGTCGTCGTCGCTTGTCCGCGAACGATTTGAGTATCGCAGGTTCTCTGCCTCGATCTCAAGTCCGATGAACAGGCTGCTGTCAGGCCACATACCGGACACCGTACTTAAACGCGGCATCCTGCGGCCACCGCAGTACATATGTACAGGCTTCTTACTCATGACGCAAGAATCTCCTTGATGGTGTCACGGTTCTCTTTGGGGGTATAACGGTTAATCTTCATGTCCGGGTTAAGGGCTCCGATGTTGATGCCCTTCACGAACACATCGTACTCGTCACGGTCGTTACGCACCGTAGGTTCGATGATGATGTCCTTGGACAAGACGAGACCGGACAGCTCTCCCTCAACCATAGCGCTCCACTCCGACAACGTGTTGTGCGCCGGGAAGTAGAGGGACATCAACCCATCTCTAGCCGGAGGCGCGTTTGACACACCCGCACCGCTGAGCTGCATGAGGTATGTGAGCTGTGACGGTTCCCAGCGCACGCCGCTCTGAAGGAATCCGCCAGCGGCGCGGCCCGAACTGTTTCGTGTAGCACGCCATAGATGATCGCCTACACGCACGTAGCCCATGGCAGGCGTACTCACGTCGTCATATGAATTGATGAGGTCTGCGTCGATGCGGACAGACTCACCTTCGCCCGAGTGATCGGGAGAGGCGACGACATGGCATTCGATGGAATTGTCACGGGTGTGGTAGGACGTGATGCTCAGGATGCGACCATCACGTACTAACAAGACCCCACTCATTCTCTCGGAGAAATAAGAGGAGCCTAGGGATTGAGCCAGATTAGGCATATGCTTTTACCTGCGCAGGTGCTGTCTTGAAGAAACGGGTGAGAACTCCCATCGGTGATGGAAGTTTGTTCTTGTTGCTTTCGTGGAACAGATCGCCGGGACGAGACGGTAGAGTAGTAATGATAGAAGAGGGTACGGGCTTTTCCTTGACATGCTGCGTGATCTCTGTCGTACCGTCGCTTTTGATGAGGTGGCTCTCGAACTGATCCAGCTCGTCGAGCGACTTGACCCCCGCAACGTCCATGACGATCTTTTCCAGACGCTGCGGATCATCGACGCCTATGCTCATGGCAACTTCCTTGTTGACACCTTTCTTGCGAAAGCATACACGGTAGTTGTGCATGTTGTCTTTCATCAGTGAGCACCTCCCCTGCCGCCCCACGCATAGTGCTCGTCCCACGCCTCGTCGATCATGGCTTGCGTAAGCGTAGGAGACTGGTCGACGAATCTTTTCCAGTTGATGTTGGAGAATAATACGCCGTCGATATTATGCCACTGGTTACTGTTGGTGATGTAGTACCTACCAGACCCATATAGCATGGCCAGCTTGTTGTAGCTAACGGCCTTGTCGATCTTGTCCAGCGATGCGGATACGTACTTCTCCTTCATCATCTTGCCGAACATTTCCGCGAACTCCGCAGTGTCCGACTTGTCGTTGGTGAGCGGTCCGCTCCACAGACTGCCGTTGTGAATCATGGCACCCCCGCAGATAGAGAACGGATGGCAGTTCCTGTCGGCCACCCTGCCCATCGTAGCGATACGGAAGTGCATGAGCATGGCCTTGTCGCCATACGTGTCTGCTACTTCCAGATACTTCTGGTAGAACTCGTCGGGCTCGAACAGCCCCTTGATGATCTTGACCGTCTTGCCCTTGACATAGGCGAGGCCACACCCATCATCGTTGGATGTGTGGCAGGCACGTACCTGCTGAAGTGAGATACGCTTACCTGCCGGGATTACAATTGCTACGCACATATCAGTTTCCTGTGTTCAGTGCTGGATGGATGACATCCTTGTATGAACGCCATCTAGTTGGGGACTCGAACGTCTGGTCCATGTTCTCCAGCGTGTACAGCAGTGCCTTAGTGGTGCAGCGCTGGCGGTACTCGCTGGTCTGCGAGGGAGCGCTGTTGACCTCCAGAACGTAAGCCCTGTTGTCAGCATCCACCATCACATCCACACCGCAGAAGTCTGTGCCACTGAGACGGGCTGCAGCAAGAGCTTGCTTGATGGACTCCATCGGCCAGTCGTTCCAGCGCACGTTCTCGAAACGTCCGCCACGTGCCACGTTCCACGCCACGTCGTCGGGATTGCCCGGATGCTTGCGAGCCACCCATGCAACACGGCCACGGCACACGAACACGCGATACTCCGCCACCTTGTCGATAAGACGTGACACATAACCACCTCCGGTCCGGCTCACGAAATCCCTCAGTTGCTCTGGGCGATTACCGTCGAAGACCAGCAGATTGCGTCCCTGAGCGTGATGTACAGGGCGCGCCACATAAGACAGCGCTTCTCTGTTCGCTGACAGAAAATCACCAGCGTCCCACGTTTCCGGCACAGACACACCAGCGTCCTGCATCGCAAGTCTGCCGCTGCGCTTGTCGTTGCACCAGTGGATTGATGCGGACGTATTCAGCTGGGGGCCTCGGTGTCGGGTTTGTGACGTGCAGCCCCAGCGAATCAGGGGAAGGGAAGAGTCGAGCGCGGCCACGGCGACAGCATCGTCACTACGGACAACCCCGATCCTGCCCTCACTCATGGCGTGAATAGCAGACGTGCTGCCCTTGCCCAGCCCACGTCGTCGAAGGATGTTAGCTAGCACGGCGGCTCCTGTTCGCCTCTCTGATGAGACGTGTCTGTTCACGCCCAGCGAGCGTGTTGAAGAAGGCGCCCCAGCGCTGGGGAGCACCTGCCTCCACAGCCTGTACTTCAGCAATGAACGCACGCATGACACGGCAATAGCGCTTCCACATGCTCTTGTTGTATGTGGTGTTGAACCACTTGCACTCGACGTGCGTGCCTTGCCAGTAGGGAGTGGGGCCGTACACACGTGATCTACCGAACAGAAGCTCACGCTGCTCGCCAGTGAGGTTTTGAATAGCATGTCCAACCCCATTCACATCGAACTGTATACCGGAGCTACGCATGGTAGGTGTGCTGAAGTTGAAGTGCGTGCCAACCAGACGGTCAGGATCGTGCGTTGCTGGGGGAACAGAAGTAGACATATTGATGATACGAGACGGACCGCCCTTCTTCTCCATATCAGCCAGTGCGACAGGGAAGAATGTCACTTCGATAGGCTGCCTGCCACTACCCTCCACGTCCAGCGCGATGAGCTGCTTGCAACGAGCTAGCTTGCCCAGCGCAGTGGTTAGGGCTTCTCGTGAGTGATAGCCTGTCTCCACCTCGAACCCCACCCACACTTGATCGGCGGGAAGGACAGACGCGGGGCTGACGAAGTGCCACGGTCGTGTACTCTTGCCGAACTTCAGCCAGTGAGGCGACCAGTTCCTAACGTCCGCAGGATCTTCAGCAGCCATATGGAGGTGCGTCATGTAACGCGTCTGCAGCGTCTTGTAGTCTGCAGCCGTGGGGGTTCTGCCGAGCATGCTGGCGAAGTTTCGCAGTAACGCACCGTTAGGCGCATTGGTCAGTTCCTGTTCGTATCGTTCTTTCGTGATGAGAATTGTCATGATGTTTAACCGTTAAATGGTACCTTGCAACGATGATGGGAGAGAAGTTTCGTAGCTACTATCGGTGAGGATGGAACGCTTACTTCTTCGAAACGCACTGGCAAGAAGAACACTCGCCTCAATACGGCCTGCCGATCCGAGTCTGTCCACAGCCTCAGAGGTGCTGGTCATTCGTGCACGATCGAATGCGTGCGAAGAACGAGAGGGACCGACTGACGGGTAATGCACTCGTTTAAAAGCGCCCGTCGGTGTTCCATAAAACGCTGTGCGCCCCATACTCTCGTCATTGAGATTATAGAGAGGCAACAGCGTGCACGGAAGGAGAGCAGCTGCGCGATAGAAGTTATTTCCCAAAGGTCCCGACTCACAGATAGACTGGCAGCAAAAGGTACCTGTACCTGTGAAGCCTACTTCTCGAAGTGACGCCGGCAGCTCTACCTGCGTGTCATAGATGATACCAAGGGCGCCACCATGAGCGGCAGTTCGTTCCTCGTTGATATCCTCCATGTAAAGCGCTTGCGAAGCCTTGGCTGTCCCTGCCCACAAGCCCGGTACATACACGATGTCCATGACCGTTAGCCCGGCGCGCGCCAGCTGCTCACGTCTGGTGTGAAGCAGCTTCGAGCACATCACTGCATCACATGTGAAAATGCGAGCCATTAGCTGCTCCTTTGTTCCTTCACCGGCCACACCATGTCGGAAGGCATGAGGCATGCTGCCTTGGTCTTGTCGTGCGCGGGGTAGGCGTAGAAGCCTTCAGCGTCCGTGGCCTTGCGGTAGACGGTGTAGTCGCGAGAGAAGTTGAACCCACGGCTACGCTCGGCGTGGATGATGAACGTACTGCCCGGATGCAGGCGGTCGAAGGTGATGGGGAACTTGCTGGTCTTGATGAACTTGGTGGTCTTGCTCATTTGGATTCCTTCGATGATACGGACTGGGTGATGATCGCACCACAGACGGTGCACTTGAACGCCTGCTGGCCATCTTTAGCGGGCTGCTCGTTGAACACGCGATTGCCCTGACCATGAAGCTGATCTTGGCTGCGCGGCTTCTTGCCGCAGGAAGAAACACATGGACGAATCATTGTGATACCTTGTGAGGAAAGTAAAAACGGGCGCCATTCCGGCAGTAGGCTTGACTAACCCACTGATAAGATGGGCCTACATTAGAGGCCCTGACTTCCGCGAGACCTCCGTTGTCTGCGCACACCTTATATGCATTGGCTATTTCTTTTTCTGCTACTACGGCGTGTTCAGTACACGCAGCAGCCATAATGGCCGCGATCAGCAGCAGGATGACGCGGCGCATGCGCAGCTGCTCTCATCGACGGGCGACAGCGGAGTGGCTGCACGACGACGGCGCTTGTAACTGAGACTGTCCTGCATACGCTGGTCCATGTATTCCCAGAACGTAGCCTGCTCATTGCCCGGAGCTGTACCGATTTCCTGACGCTTGCCTGCACTGTCGTCCATCAGACGACCGAGAGCGATGTCACGGCCGCGACGACGGTTGAAGTTGTCGGAGTAGGCGCTCTTGACTTCCGGCGTCTTGGTCTTGTCACGGCAGCGTGCCACGGCGTAAGCCACTTGGCCCGGACCGATCTTGCGGTAGGCGACAGTGGCGCCGCCGTAGGGAAGGACTGTGCCGTCATTCGCGAAGGCACGATAGTGGAGGAAGCGGACGGAGTTGTCGTTCATGATGTTGTTCCTTGAAGTGTAGTGGATGTGTTGGGTTTAATCGTTAAAACGAGGAGCAGGCGAGCCTGCAACTTACTTCATAACTGCTGCGGAGGCGATGACACAGGCACAAATCATGCCTACGCCGATCAAGAGAGCCAGCAGGTGGCTCATTTCATGACTGTTACGTTTCACTTGGTTGTTATTTCCTTTGGTTATCTCACCCAGCTACGCACACCGGGCACCAGCATCTTGGCGCTGTCCCGGAAACGAAGCTTGAGCTTTCTGGTGGTAGGAACCTCAACACCGTTCACGATGTCAAGGGCACGGATGTACCGTCCGTCTGCGTTCTGCTCGATTCGTAAGCCGCTATGCTTACCCAGCACACGTAGCCCGACAAGGCTCTCACGCCCCGTGTATTTCACGACAGCAGGTTTGTCCCCAAACTGACGCACGAACAGACGTTCTTGTGCGGTGATGGACGGGCGATTGTCAACAGCACGTACAGGAAATTTCATCAGCGCTTCCTTCCGGTGATTGCGTGTGAGATGATGTCCACAAGTCTTGACCCCACGGCCCACAACAGACAGACCAGATTAAGAGTCGGTGTGATGGCGACAATAACGCCATTGAACACCAGATTCTTCTCTAGCCTGCCCTTACGGTATTCGGAGGCGAGCACTGTCAGAACGGTCACCATCGGCAAGACGTAAAGCAGGAATATCAACAACAGTACGATTTTCATGACACACTCCTGTTTAACTGTTAATAACGTGACTGCTTCGGCTTAGTGATGATGTCCCACATCATGCGAATGGTGAGACTCACCACCATCACGATGATAGCTACACCACCAGAAATCAGAATTGCTGCCGCGAGGACGATGAGGAATGCCGCCGGGCCATAGAGGATTTCCATCACTTTCTCCACTCTCGATAGTTATTGTTGGGGATAGGCTTCATCCAGTCGCCGAGCACGTGTTGCTCGTCGTGGACGTACATGTAGACACCCTCCATATACTCTGCTTCAGGTACGTTCGCAGCCGTGACTTCCACGGCCTTGTATCCGGCACGCACTTCCATCTGATGCAGAGCAGCGACAGCATACGGATTGCTCACTTCCCACACTTCGCCGTGCGTCAGCTCGTCTCGGTCATTGCTCTTGACAGCGATGGGAATACGTCCCGTACCCCACAGCTTGTAGCCCCTCACTGTCGCGTCGAACAGTTTCTTGCTGCCCGGTAACTTCGTGAGAAAGTTGTTGTTGTAGAATCCCGACATCAATGTGCCGTAGAAAAAGAAATGCATGTGTTACTCCGGATCAGGAATGGAAAGGGCACGACTGGCGTAGGGGACGGCGGCGACCAGTTCGTCTATGGTGACGGTTTGCTCGCGTCGTGCGGGAGATAGAGCGATGAGACGGTTGTCCTGTAGATGAAGGGGGCGGGGCAACGTCCCGAACTGCACCACCCATCTGTCACTAACGATAGGAGATCGTGTCACGACGATACCTTCGGTGTCGACAGGGAGCTGGAACACCGTGGCATACGCCGGATCAATCCTTACCTTGCACCCCTCGTACAACCTGTCCATCGTCGTATCCTTCGTGTGTTGATTGGTGGGCCCAGCAGGACTCGAACCTGCAACCTACGGGTTATGAGCCCGTTACTGCTAACCAATTGAGCTATAGGCCCGGATGAGCACGACTAGGCCGTGCGATTAACAGTTAAACACGACTAACAGCTATGAATGTTCTACAACCTTGACGCCAAACTCTTCTATTGCGAGTTGGCACACAGGGCAAGGCTTTGCGTTGAGCAAGCTCTTGTCCTTCCCTACACGCACGATGACTAGCTTGTGAACCTTGTGCCCGCGCGTCTTGATGAGTGCTGCAATCTCAGCGTGCAGATACATCTTGTGATCCAGCCCACAACGCTTGGCATACCACAGCTGCAGAGGATGCGTCTTGGTGTAGGAGTTACGTCCTACGCCTAGCAGCCTGCCCTTCTTGTCGAAGGCATAAGCTGTAATGCTTTGGCGTTGTTTCTTGGACACGAGAGATTAACGATTAATAGCCGCAGCCAGAGCATGAGCCATACGAATTTCATCGTATGCAAACGCCGACAATGAGGCTGAGAGTGTCGGATCTCTGAAATTGTGGTACGCCTCAGCAGCCCTCTCGATCATGATCGAAGTGATGACGATCTTGGGAGTCTCGCTTTGCTGTTCTTTTGGTTCCACGACTGTCTCCTATTAATTAAGCATACCAGTCATCGCTTGCACGAACTGTCGTTGGCGCGAAGCGTGAAAGGAAAGAATGGAGTTTTCATGAGATGTCCAGATAGGCTGCGACTAGATGGTAACCGTAATCTTCTGCGGGGACAGGTAGCCGCCGTCGTGGGCGTACCGCGCTGCCTCTCCTTCAGATGAGTAGGTGGCGACAGAACATCTCACGCCGGTCGTGTTTAATGGGCAACGGTAGACATTCACCCATACGTCCTTTGTCTGCACGATATCGTGTTCGCGAAAACTGCTCTTGCCGTCCTCGTACCTGCCGGTCAAGTGCTGACCTATCGTGAACACAGCACGAACGGTTTCTAGTGCATGCGGGGCGTAGCCTACGAATACGTACTCACGACCTTCACGGTCTTTGTACGTCTGTCCGGGAATGAACTTGTCAGTCATGTGATTGTTCCTTTGAATGGATGGTCCGCCTAGAGGGACTCGAACCCCCAACCCACGGCTTAGAAGGCCGCTACTCTATCCAGTTGAGCTATAGACGGAATGATTAACGGTTAATCTTCTAGTTTCCAGCTCTCGTCGAACTTGAACCCGGCAGCTTCCATATCGCATTTGACAGGCACGCCGTCCCACGGATTCTTCTCGATGAGCGAGTGTGTTTGATAGCTCGGATTGCTTTCGCAATGCTGTTCGAGTGATTGCTTGAACGCGTTCTCATGAGTGCGTGGCGGCTGTAATCCGTTAGCAGCGAGCAGACGGGCGAGGAAGCGGGTCATGAAATCCCCCTGCACGCTGCGAGGGTGGCACGGCGTGTTATCCGCTGAGCCTCGATAGCTCCAACATCTTTGGTTGTTCCGCAGCTTGCGCATCGGCACCGATACTTCTTGAGGCCTTTGACCACTCGAAAAACGAGCATCCCGGCGAATTGCTCGGCTTCGTATCGCGGAATGCGGCAACATGCGTCCTTAGCCATGGCTCTTTCTCCTGTCGCGGCGTTTCTTGGCCTCGCGCTTCATCGCAGCGACAGTGGTCGTCTTGCGAGACTTCGTGCGACGCGAATTGATGCGGCTTGAGTGGTGCCGGTCGTAGATATCGGAACCAACAGTCGGCCCGTATGCGGTAGCGATGAGCGTCGCCATGTACGCGATGTCAGAAAAAATTCTCTTAGCCATGGCTGCCGGCCTCCGCGCGGGCTGCGTCGATCACTTCAAGCTCAGCCCGCCAGCTATCGTCGTGGGTGTGCTCGAAAGCGAAGTGAGCCGACGAGTTGTCTTTGTCTCCGCCGGCATAGCTCAGGCGGAACCTTGGCGCACGCCATTCGACGATGTATTCGGGAAACCAGTATTCGCGCTTGGTATGTTTGCTTTTGCCGATGTAGAGAACCCGGTCCCCGGCCAGAATCCCGCGGCCGTTTCTGTCGAATGTGCCAGTGCGAACGAAAGGCATGTCCCGCAGCGCCCTGTTCTCGGCCTCCAGCGCATCGACGCGGGCGATCAGGGCGGCGACGGCGATGCGAGCGCTGGGCGCGTGCAGGTATGTGTGCACTTCGTCGAGTTCGTCGCGCTTGTTCTTGCGGCGCATGCCGACGACGTAGCCCTTGCGGGCGGCGCTGTGTTTCTGCACGTACGGGACGTACTGCTGCAGACTGGCCAGCACCTCCGCCGCGCTCATCGGTTCACCGCTCATGGCTGAGCACCGTACTGCTCCAGAAGTTCACGGAAGCAAGCCGTCCATGCTTTTCGTCTGACAGGAGAGTAAGTGAAATCGAGAACAGTGCGGGCACCATAGTGGCAGGAGTGTTGGGCGGTGGCAAGAAGGGCGAAGTGAGGGACTCTTCCGACGCCTGTGGCATAGAGCGCACGGAGGGCGCAGACGCTGATGTATGCATCGCGGGCGGCGAGGTACTTCGCATGGAGACGCGCTGCGGAGATCGTGCCTTTGTTGTAGGCGCGAGCAGCTTCAATTGCCTCGCGAGGACGCTTGTCGTCTGGGAACAGCCCCTCGAAGGTAGGTAATACATTCTCGGTAACGCGGCAGATGAACTCCCGAGCCATCGTCTCTCCGTCTGGCTCGATCGTCGCCCGGAGCGCCCACACGGCATCCTTGATTCCATTGAATTCAAGGACATGCAACAGGCTGATAGGCGTATCAGAAGCATGATCGCGCGGGAGACTTTCACGCAGCTTCCTATAGCGTGGCATACAAGCGAAATGATAACGCAGGTGCTTTAATGTGGTGTGAAGCATGTTGTTTTCTCCTGATGTCACTGGCTGCTACGTTTAATCGTTAATCATTGACTCTTTAGGAGGTGGACTCGTCCACAACGTCCGCGCCACACATCCTATCCGTCAGAGGCTCGGCTTTCCGAACGAGCATCTATTATGACGGACAGTCGCGTACCTGCCATGAACAAGTCCACTTTCCAAAAAACCAAAGCCTGCCGTCCCCGGACTTTTCCTGATCCCCTCATCGGAACGATAACGCATTATCTAGAAAAGGCTAGTTTGCAGGGACGGCAGGGAACGCTTACAGACTCGGCTGTTTCTGGTGATCGCGATGAGTCTTTCCATAGCGGCAGCAGCGGAATCTGTACTTTTCCTCGATTTGTGCGGGTGTCAGATTTGCCGCTGTCTTGCTCATCTCGGCGAACGACGGAAGTCCTTTCTTTGCCCGGCTTCCCGGGCCCTTGAACTGGCGAAGCGGTTGGTAGTCTCTCATGATTGCACCTGTTTAATGGTTAAACGGATGATAGGGTGGTGCGGGCCGGGTTGGTTGCCGGCTCGGATTACATTGTTAGCGCCGGGGGTCTTTCGGGGACTTATCCCGTCTTCAGTCGCGCTATCTGTTTGTTTTCGTTAGACATGTCTGTGTCCTTCAGTGCCAGTAGGGGCTAGCAGGCACATTGAGTTTGTTAAGCATCTGTGCGAAGGCGAACGTGCGCCCGTTATTACACGGTGACACGGCGTACCAAAAGCCATATCGCGACCATGCAACTCTGTGCTTGTGAGGCTCTCGGTAGCGGTAGTACATGCTCATCCTTTTAACTGTTAATCTCTTCGCTTTCCTGTTTTTCAGGCACGACAAAAGCCCGCCGGAGCGGGCTAGTGTCTTGTGGCAGGGATCAGCGGTTCTTCTGGCCCCTGCGCAGGGCGATGAGCTTTTGCTTGTTGATGACACGTTGCAGGCGTGCCGCGCTCTTGCTAGCGCTGATTTTCTTCGGGGTGCCGGGGCGCCCAATCTTGGCAAGGTGACGATTGCATTTCGCGACTTGCCGCCTGCGACGCTTGGCTGCTGCGATGGACATATGTAATGCTCCGGTGCATGGCAGGATTGCCACGCTAACACCCTGTTGACAAGGTGTTAGCTTAGTTCCCTGCTAAGGATGCAGAGCTAGCCCCCTCTTATCGAAGGGGCTAGGGTAGGGCGCTGCTGTCGCAGCTTTAGGCGGCGACGGCTTCGGGCTTGGCCGTGACTTCCGTGGTCATCGGTCCGGCCGGCTGCTGCTGTCGCAGGCTGTTGACGGCTGCGGCCCGCTTGTTGGCAGACTTCGCCATTTCCCGCACTTCGCGTACTTTCGCGGCCATCGGCGCAATCAGATCGTGCAGCGATCGCAGGTCGGCCATGCGCGAGTCGACTGAACGCGTATCGTTTTCGCGTCCGCGAAGTTCGCGCAAGTCCGTCTCGATTTGCTTGCACAGTGCGTCAAGTTCCTTTTGGCCGCCGCTCTTGAGCATGTCGCGCACTTCCTTATACGTCACGGAAGCTTCGCGCATCTCATCGCCTTCCTTCACCAGCTTGGAACGCACTTGGTGCCAATTCAGCTTCCCGGCGGTGACAGCGGAGATGCAAGACTTCGCCGTACTGGTGTACGCCTTGACGCTCTTGACGGCAGGTTCCCCACCTTTTACGGCGTCCGTGATGAGCGCTGCAAAGACGACGTTGCGCTGCGCGGCGTCCAACTCCTCGGAGCCGGCCGCGTTGGTGACACTTTCGGCCAGCTCGACGACGGAAGTCCACAAGGCCGGAGAAGCGGATTCACGGGCTTCCCTGCTCGCTTCGCTGGCCGTTTGCTTGATACCGGCGAGTGCGGAGGCTTCGGCGTCGATCTTTGCCAGCAGTTCGGCACGATTCGCCGAAATGGCTTCCACGATACCGAACATGATGCGGGATGTTTTGTCAAGTTGCATGGTCTTGGTTCCTGTAGGTTGATGTCGGGACATCCGACATACATAGCCTACCACACACCCCGTCCTTTGCAACACTTTCCCGACAAACGGTATGGTTTAACGCTTAAACTTTGTTCATACGCATAAAAAAGACGCGACAGCGCGCGTCTTGTCTATACATACGTCCCCGCGTCCCGGAATCGAACCGGGCACCCTGTAGAGCGTGACAGGGTAGGGCATGGAAGCGGACGCGATTGCGGCCGACCCTAGCGGGGCTTGCTTGCTCTCTCATGCCCTACAAACACGCATGAGCGGGACAAAGGGGCCGGCATGCCGACAAGGGGACAGCAGGACGTATTCATTCCCAAAAAATGTAGTCCTGCCAGCATTCGACACACCGGCTTAGCTGAATTGGTGACCCATCCGTGGGCCGGGTTTGCTCGATGTCTCCGAGACACCTCCACAACAGCTAATCGACTTACTTAACATTCGAAGATTGCGATTAACTGTTAAAGCCTACCGCCGGCCATACCCCGTATAGCTATAACGCGCTCCGGTCAGTCCCGGACACGGCACGTCACGCGACGGTAGATGAATCGCGAGCGGCGGCCTATGCGCCCCGCTCACTCTTCATGGATGCAATCATACGCCCTTATTCGTTAAATGTCCGTTAAAAGCGTGTTAAATAAACGTTAAGTTAAGCCTCTGTTCATTAACATATTCTTAACATCTTTCTACGGGCAACAAAAAGCCCGGGTCTCCCCGGGCCGTTTGTTCACATGTGGCTTTCGCCGCGTCTCACCTTGCGCTCGGCATCGATCAGGGCAAGTCGCATCTGTGCCAGCCTGTACCCATAGGCCACGGGATACATGATGGCGCCCAAGAACGCCCCGACCCATGTCATGACGTAGACGTATGCCCCGACGACAGCGGCGACGATTGTACGAAAGATGCTCATTTCTCACTCTCCCATTGGTTGCGCAGGATGCGCAGGCATTTACACACTTCGGACAGGCACGCCCAACCCGCCCACATTAGGCCAAGCTTGAGCGCGAGCAACAATAGCTCAGCGTATGACAGCATGATGAACAGGACATCATAACCGGGAAGCTGAAACACGACTTCGGGCGATTGCACGGTGTCAGTCCTCCAATGTGATGAATTTGTATATACCGGCCTTGGTTCCGCACCACACGACACGGCCAGCGCATGCCATGGCACGGGTTAGCTTGAACCGGCCGACGGGCCGGAACACACGACGTGAGTGAATGTTGCGGGATATCAGGCGAGCGTTCATTTGTCGGCGAGTCCTGTTCTTGGGGCGTGCGTGCAGTATACAGGAAACGAAAGCCATTAGATGACCGCTCGTCGGCTGAGGACGTTTAGTCGTTAAACACCCTGTCCTATGTAATGCCTAGGTGAAATGTTCGCATATTGCGTGCCGTGCTTAGGGGCGTGCGTGGTCGTGGGGCCGGGTTCTGGTGGGCTACACCCCACGGTCCCCGCGTGCGTGGCGTGACGGGCGCGTGCGTGCGTTCTAGGGCACACGAAAAAAAAGGGGGCGCGTGTTTTGGTGCCGTGTCCGTGCCCGTTGTCGCGGGTTTTGACCCCGGGGGGTATCCCCTTCGACCCCCGGCCTTGTCCGGCCGGTGAGTGGGGCCCCACCAGCAATTTTCTACGCGATTGACACAAGAGTGAACAAAAGCTTAACGACACATCGCCCTCTTGTTTACAAGGCACACCCGAATACGTATAATGATTACACGTGTAATCGATGAGGAGGAACACGAATGACGGAGATGACACCGGAACAGATTGTCCGCATCCTGAAAGTGATGGAGGCGGAAAAGATCAGAGCAGATCTCCCGGAGGTGGTTCCTACGGAAAGGGAGAAGCTTCTGAGGATGATGGAGACCAAGAGCACCAAGGACGCTCTGGCCAAGGCACGCAAGCCCAAGAGGAAGAAGGATCATTGGAAGACACGCCTCAAGAAGAACAGGGAGTACATGAGGCCCTACATGGCTGCACGGTACAGGAACGTGACTGTCCCGATGATGCGCAAGGAGCTGGAGGCGGGGGATTGGTACAGCTACTACGTCCGTAGATGGAAGAAGAGGGGTACGAAATTTTTGATGACGCGACAGGAGTGGGAAGAGAACGTGAAGGTGCCGGAAGGACAGGTGCCGACAGTGTGGAGGCTGGACACAAAAAAGCCCATCTGCTTGGAGTCCATTCTCGTGAAGGACAGGCAGACGGGCGTTGTTTATTTCGATGGACACGAATATGCCCTTAGACGTATGGGAGCTGTTCTGGATTCTACGGACGCTTCTACCCCGCTTTAAATACGACGCTCTTACAGAGCGTTCGGTGTAACGTGTTCTTTAGGATATATGAGAAGAGGAAACGTTAGGGCAAAGCCATCCCTCCCCACCGTGATGGGGAAGAATGGCTCGCCGGATACATGAGAATGAGGTATCAGGTTTTATCGAAGCTAATTAGAGAAGAGGTTCTCCCCCGATCTACGCGCTCGATTCGCCCACGTTCGCCTCTGTTAGATCACTCCACAGTAGAGGCATTGTCCCAAAGTCCCTGCCGATTGTCCCGCAGAACCTTGGCGGTATGTAGGTCAGCACATACCCGCTGTATACAACGCTGGTTCGAGTCGACAGAGCCAGTGTGTCGTGTAGTCCTCTCCACTACCGGAGGCTCGGATTAAAGTGACGAGCGGCACCTACAAGTCCCGGACCCTTCCCTGCTCAAAAGCAGGCGAAGCGATGCGACGGTGACATACGTATAGTATACATATAGCCGCTGAACTGAGCCTGAACGAAACCAAGCGCATTACGCAATCAATCTAGATACAATGATTCTATTCAGCTTAGGTTCAGCACTTATGTGTATACTATACCCTCGCGATTACAAACGTAATCCATACACATAGGAGAGACGTATGCCACTCAGCACTGCAGCAAAGCAGCAGATTGTACAAGCCCTTAACGGGCACTTCGACACCCTTGAACAGCAAGCGATTGCCCAATGCTTCGACATCGGGGCGGACAACCCCAAGAATGCCTCTCCCACAGAGCGGGGTTCTGTGAAGATGGTTGATGATGTGGGAGCCCTTGCAGGAGGCGCCACACTGGAGACAGTGATCACGTGGCTGAACACCTTGCGTACTGACATGCAGGACGCAGGCGTCATGGATTTTGTGGATCGTTGATATGGCTATCTCAGCTACCGTTAGACGATCTGTAGTCGAGGCTCTTCAAACCGAGATGGCGGAGGGACAGGTCAGAGGACTCCTGAAGGCGCTGGACGTTCTACCCGAACCAGAGGCCGCAGAACCCACTCCGCAAGCCACTGTCACTACCTTCGGAACTGTCAAGCAAGGTACTGACCCCGGGGAGCTAAGCGGAGGCGCTACGCTAGGTGATGTGATCACTGCCTACAATAATCTGCTGATCTCTCTTCGTACTGCCACTGTGATTCAAGAGGCTTTCTAATGGCTAATTATCTGTACCTCACCCCAGCTGGGGCATCTTCTCTGACGGAAGCGCTTGTCCCATATTACATGGGGGAGGCGCAGATGGCTCTAGTGAGGATGTCGGACAGACTGGGAGATTTTGTCCGGGACGACTTTGCCCCGGACTTTGAGAACTTCTACGACTTCATGTCGGAAATACAAAGCACGGCCGGCGCTGATTTGATCGGCATCACTGATCTTGGCGGGCACTTTACGGCAACCACTGTAGAGGACGCTCTTCAGGAGCTGGCCGCCGCCAGCCTTACAGCTGGGGACGTTTCAGCATTTGCTCTCACGTTGTTGGATGACGCTAACGCTGCCGCTGCTAGATCTACGCTCGGACTGGGCACAGCCGCCACTTCCAACTCTGGTGACTTTGCTGCAGCCGGTCACACGCACTCTGACGCCACAGGTGCTACGGCTGGTTTTATGTCAGCCGCAGATAAGAACAAGCTGGACGGCGTAGCCACCGGAGCGACAGCCAATGCCACGAACGCTCAGCTCAGAGATAGAAGCACGCACACAGGGACGCAGGCAGCGGGCACCATCACAGGATTGGCAACTGTCGCCACCTCTGGTAGTGCAGCAGACCTGACGGGTAATCTCGCTGTCACACGACTTAACAGCGGAACAAGCGCCAGCGCTTCTACATTCTGGAGAGGTGATGGGACGTGGGCCACGCCTGCAGGCGCGGGTACTGTGACCTCCGTGGATATCACAGGCAGCACGGGTATCACGCCGTCAGGCGGCCCTGTCACAGGCAGTGGGTCAATCACTCTAACGCTGAGCACCAACCTGCAGAATTGGAGCGCTATCGCTACGACACGGCTGGGGCAGGTGCCGCTCACGGACCAGAACGCCACATACACATTTGTAGCAAGTGACGCCGGTAACGCTCGGCGTAAGACTAATACAACGGCCTACACGTACACAGTCGACAACAGCGTCCATGCCGCAGGGGACGTGATCACGGTGGTTAACAACGGATCGTCCGGCAACATCACTATTGCCCAAGGGTCTGGTGTCACGCTCAGACTCGGAGGCACGGCCACGACAGGTAATAGAACGCTGGCGCCCTATGGCGTGGCTTACATCTATTTCCAGTCCGCATCTGAGGCGATTGTGTCGGGCGCAGGGGTGACCTGATGGCCGTAGTGCAGTTGATGATGCATAGAAGTGGTGTAACAAATCACACGGTTAATATAACACCGGACCCTGTTTACAGTTCCTCCGCAGCTCCGTCGCAGGCGTCTGCAGCTGTCACAGCTAATGTGACAGACGGTGTGGGCGCATTCACCTATGCGTGGTCGTGGGACTCAGGAGGCTCTGGTATGAGTATTTTAAACTCCACGTCAGCGACGTGTACTATCATCACCGATACAGGCGCTGCCGGGCTACGGTCTGGCGTGTTGAAATGTGAAGTCACTGACACAGGTAACGGTAGTTATGCGGCATCTGATACCGTGACGGCGGAACTAGAGGTGGAACTATAATGGCTGATCCAGCATACATGAAGCAGGTGTTGTCCGATCTTGAGAGACACGAAGGGTTTAGGCCATACGCCTACCCAGACCCTCTTTCAAAAATCGGTAAGGCGTTTGGCGGCAGAGCCCGCAAGTGGGGTCTTCGCCCGGCAGCTGAGATTTTGAAGGAGCTGAACCTTAACGAGGTTAACGGAAGACCGTGGACTGTTGGTCACGGCTTCACCAGAGGTGTGAATGTGAACAGCACGATCACTCACACACGGTCCGTCGAGCGTCTAAAAGAGGAAGTGATCGATCACGTGAAGGGTCTTGACAGCCTCACTCCGGGATGGAGAACGAAGTTCCCTCTTTACGCACAGACGGTAGTGGCTAATCTGATCTTTAATATGGGAACAGAACGCTTGTCCAAGTTTGACACGACACTAAGTCTGTTGAACAGCGGAAAGTATGCAGCAGCAGGTACCAATCTACGCAAGTCGTTGTGGTTTAAACAGGTAGGTAATAGGGCCAAAGAGCTTGTAGAGCGTCTTGAGACAGGCAAAATAGCCAGAGAGCATCAGGTTTAATGAATCGTGTGGGCGGCAACAGGCAGCGGTGGACGACAATAGTACGGAAAAGCACTCGGCTAGCGTTGTCCGCCCACACAACCTTACTCAATCAGGAGAAAGACAGTGGCAGAGACCAATGAAATTGCAAATAATGCACCAACGATTCTCGAAAACGAGATGATTCCGTGGGTTTTCACGGACGAGCAGGATAACCCAGCACCCTTTCAGGTACTAGATCTGTTCTATCGTGGTGTATTCACCAACACAATCGGCGTAATGACCGCTAAAAGGAAGACAGACAACGCTCCAGTGATGCTTCTGGTGGGTCTGAACAGGGGTGAGGACGGTGATGCAGAGGTTTATCCGATTGCAGAGATCCTGAATCAGGATACTTCGCAAGCGTTCATCCCGCCCAGCAGCGTAGGAGCAGACAATGAGCCAGTCTCCACAGAAATCACCGAATAAGTGGGACGAGGTACTGGATCTGTACGAGCAAGGCGCCTCTGATGTTGAGATCTGCAAGCTTCTAGGTATTACGCGTAGTCGTTTTGACAGGATGTATGCCGATAGTGAGGCTTTCGCCAATCTAATCGATCATGGCCGCACCATAGCGCACGCATGGTACATGGAAACTCTACGCAAGAGCTTCACCAAGCAGGGATTCAACACCGCTCTGTTCAACTTCGCCATGAAGAACATGTATGGATGGAAGGACAAGGTGGAAACTTCGCAGGACGGTACAGGCGACATCAGCGCTGACCAGCTGCGTAGCGAATTCTCGTCCTTGGTCAAGAAGCTTCAAGAGAAAGACCCTGAGCTTGTGCGTCACCTGACCACTAACGCAGCATAAGGAAAGTATGAGCGAGAAATTTTCACAAGAATTAAGTCTGGACTTCCTCGCTTCCATCCCTTCCTTCGATGACGGTGAGGATTTGTTGAAGTCCTTGCCGTCTAACCAGACATCCGCTGGATACGCTAGAGATCTTGCCCGTGCTGTAGAACTGGCACGACAGCTGCAAGGCATGAAGACCGCCAGCGGCATGGACAAGTGGTTCTCTGAGGCGTCCGGCTACCCTCTCGAAGCGACACCGAAACACAAGGCATTCTTTGACGCAGGTATCATCTACCCTGAACGTCTGTTCATGGCGGCTAACCGCGTAGGAAAGTCTGTATGCGGGGCGTATGAAGCGGCTGTTCATGCAACTGGTTTATATCCGAGCTGGTGGAGTGGTAGGCGTTTTGACGGCCCGACACAGGGCTGGGTTGCTGGACCTGACGCACGTACTGTTCGCGACACTGTGCAAAAAGAGCTGCTAGGTGACATAGGATCGTGGGGCACTGGTATGCTACCGGCACACACGCTGGGACGTTGCACGGCTCTGCAGGGCGTTACAGGCGCTGTAGACATGATACGCATCAAGCACGTGTCCGGCGGCTGGTCTACAATCGGGTTCAAGAACTACAAGCAGGATATTCAGGCGTTCATGGGAACGCAGATGCACTGGATCTGGTGTGACGAAGAATGCCCTATCGAGATATGGAACGAATGTAACATCCGTACAGCTACCACAGATGGTATCATTTTCGCGACATTCACGCCGCTGGAAGGTCTTACCCGCATGGTGGTTAACTTCTGCCGAAAGGCGGATTTCCTTCTAGGAGCAAAGCCTATCGTGGCCTTGTCTGACGAAGAGGACGCTGAGGGAGAGGAGGCCGTAGGGGCTACCAAGAAGAAGGCAGTGATACAGGCGGGCTGGGACGACGCTCCATGGCTCACGGCAGCAACCAAGGCACGACTTCTGGAAGATACTCCTGAGCACCTGCGCGCTGCGCGATCCAAGGGTATTCCATCAATGGGAGCAGGTAACGTGTTTTCTACACCGATCGAGCAGGTTGTGTGTCCTCCATTCGAGATTCCAGATTCGTGGCCTAGGATGTATGGAATGGACGTGGGCTGGAACAGGACAGCTGTTATATGGGCTGCTCTAGACCCCAACTCAGATACCCTCTATTTCTACGCCGAGCATTACAAGGGAGGCGACGAGCCTTACCTTCACGCTCATGCGATCAAGAGTATGGGTGAGTGGATTAACGGAGCGATTGATCCCGCGACTCGCGGACGTAGCCAGACAGACGGCAAGAAGCTCTGGACTATGTACAAGGGAATGGGACTCAAGCTGTTCCTAGCCAAGAATGAAAGGGAGTCCGGGATTCAAGCACTGGCACAGCGTTTCGCTACAGGTAAGGCCCGAGTCTTTAGCACTCTCACAAACTTCCAGAAAGAGTATATGCTGTACAGACGTGACCAGCGAGGGCATGTCGTCGATGAAGACGATCACTTGATGGACGCTGCACGGTATGTCATCAATAATATGAACAGAATGATCTCCAGAAAAACAACGGGGCCCATTGCTGGCGTAAACTACAAGGGAACTAGATACAATGTCTGAAAACGACAAGAAGCCCGAGACTGGCGACGCAGAGCGTGAGGCTATTCTGGCAGGGCTGGCCAAGCAGATAGAAGATGAATTCTGTTTGCGGGCTAATGACCGTGTTGCAAAAGAGCGTCAGTGGCAAGAGTGCATTAGGTTGTACAACAGCCCGCTGACAGACGATGGGTACTTCAATCCTGACCGTCCTTTCGAGTCAGACACGCGTCGTAGACGCCCTACCCCTAACATTGTGCGCACCAAGTGTGACACAGCTGTGGCTAATTGTGTGTCCATGCAGTTTGCCATTGGTGACAAGAACTGGGATCTGTGGCCGCCGGCCAACGACGACACCAAGGAAACAGCCGAAAAGTGCCGTGGTATGGAGAAGGAGATTGCGGCGCAGCTTGAGGAATGTAAGTATCCCATGCACGCCCGTAGGGCGATGGCGGAACGCGTTATTCTTGGTTCGGGTGTACTCAAGGGACCTGTTAACACAGGTAAGCTGCGCACAAAGTACGTCAAGCAGGGCGAGGTCTGGGTGCCTGAATTCGTCGAGGACAAGAAGCCCGGCATCGAGCACGTCAGCCTGTGGCGGTTCTACCCCGATCTGAGCGTTCAGAGGCATGCGGAGTCCATGTCCGACATAGAGTTGCATCCTATGACAGCCCTAGACCTGTCTCTTCTGAGACGCAGTAGAGGCTTTGATGCATCGGTTATCGCGGATGTCCTCTCCAAGGAACGTGGCGTAAAGGCCAGCCACTATAACTCTAACTATCTGTCAAAGATAAACGCACTGACTTGGGGCCAGCCCCACATGTACAAAGACAGATACACTGTGATCGAGTATCACGGCCCGGTGTCGTATGACGTGGTGGCGAAGCTGGGCCTTGAGCCCACGTACGAAACGCCTACCTCTGAGTATTACGGTGAAGTGTGGGTATGCTGCGGCAAGATCATTCGCATGGAGCTTGAGAACATTGAGGGCGCTTGTGAAACTCCGTACGCAGTTTCTGTATGGAAGGAAGACCCCACGTCTCCGTTTGGGTTTGGTCATCCACTGCTTCTTGGAGATGCACAGCATGTCGTGACGCAGGCGTACCACATGATGCTCGACAACGCTTCGCTGACTTCCGGTCCACAGGTTAGCATGTACCATCAGTACATTCAGCCAGCAGACGGTGTGTGGGACATCACGCCTAACAAGGTGTGGTTGCTGACAGACCCGTCAGCCAAAATGGATGACGCCATCAAGTTCTGGTATCCGACTAACGTTATTGCCAACATTATGCCGATGCTACAGCTGGCACGTCAGTTCGCAGAGGAGGAGTCAGCTACGACAGCACTTGCTTCTGGTATGCCTTCTCCGCAAGCAGCTGAGTCGGCTACAGGACAGCTGGTGATGCAGCAGAACTCCACCACACTTCTGGACTTCTTGTCGGAAGAGTGGGACGACCACATCACGGAGAAGATCATTCGTCGTATGTACGGTTGGAATATGCAGTACAATCCGAAGGAAGAGATCAAGGGTGACTACTCGATCGATGTCAGATCTAGCTCTGCTTACAAGAACAAGCAGCTGTATGTCAGAGACCTTGAGCGCCTATCCATGGAGACAGCCCAGAACCCGGCTCTTGCGTTGTGGGTGAATGTTGACGAACTTGCTCGCACCCGTCTACACACGATGAGCCTGCCTCCGGGCAAGATCATTCGTACTGAAGAAGAGTATCAGCAGGCAGCGCAGCAGGCCCAGCAGCAGCCTAATCCCCAGATGATTGAGCTTGAAATCAAAGCAGCTGAAGGACAGAGAGCTGATAGGGAACTTGCGCTAAATGAGGCAAGACTGCAGTTTGAAATGCAGGAGGCCCAGCAACGCGCAGCGTGGGAGCACGAAGAGAGAATGTCTGCAAACTACGCCCGAGTACAAGAGGCTCAGGCGCAGGTGATCAAGGCTAGAGCAGAGGTAGAAAAGGAAATGATTCAGCTTTCCGCTCGTAGAGAAGAGAAGCAACTTGATGTTGAAACCAAGCTGATGATCAAGGAGAATGACAGCCAAGCCAAGATCTTCATCGAAGGAATGAGAGGGCAGCAGAAGGAGATTGATCAGCTGCTAATATCGGAAGAACTGGAACTCAAGAGAGAGAAAGGAACAGGTATCTGATGATGTATGCTCACTTCAGACCAGAGCCCAGCTCTGGGGAATGGGCTAAATTCACGGGCTGGCTGGAGAATGAACTCCAGTCAGTCTACAAGAAACTAGCCGCACATGATACGACAGCTGAAGAGACGCAGCAGCTGAGAGGCAAAGCCGCTTTTATAAACAAGCTGCTTGGTCTAGGTAAGGGGCCGTATACACCGCCACCCCAAGGATGAGAACCGGAGATTAACCAATGAATACCGAAAAGAACCAGCCTGATACTGAACAGGATACCAACTCAGTTATGGACGATAACGCCTACTTCGCCGCCCTTAACAAGGCCGTGAGTGACGGCGATGATAAAGAAATCGATCGTCTGATGAAGCTTTCAGTTGAGCAAGGCGAACAGCAGGAGCAGTCCGAGGAAACTCCGCCTGACAACGCTGACGCTGTTGCCGACGAGAATGCGGAAAAGAAGGAAGAAGAGCAGGGGGAAGAAGACCAGTCCGTCGTCGAGAACTCGACGCCCGACGCCGACAATCCTCTGGCTAAGGAGATTGAAGCCCTAAAGAGACAGTTGCATGCGCTGTCCTCGAATAGCGGGCGTGTAAATCATCTGCAGTCAGAGTTGTCACGACTAAAGAGAGAAGTCGACAAATACAAGAAGCAAGCCGCAGAAACTGCTGCTAGCAAGCCTAGTAAGGCTGAAGAGAAGATTAACGAAGTGAGGGCCGCAGACGAAGACCTAGCCGATGCACTTGCCGCAATGCGAGAGGAGTACGCCGCCACCAAGGCCGCGCCCCAGCTTGAGGTAGACGATGACGGAGTAGATCTGGAAGAAGAGCTGGCAGTAGTCAAGAGGATTCACCCAGACGTGGATCGTATTTTGCCGGGAGGCGACATGCGTTACTACTGGGACAAGTGGAAGGAGATGTTGCAGCCCGAGCACCGCGCTCTTGCTGAGTCGTCTTTCGCCAACGAATACTCCATGGCTGTGTCGGCGTTCAAGGCTGACTTTCCTCGCGTAGTAGAGATTCTCAATCAGTCCACTCAAAAAGAGACACAGAGCACTACACAGCAGAGCCAAGAGACCACTCAGCCTAATCCGGTGGAAGAGGCTCGTAAGCGTAAACTGGCGTCTACGGCTACTACACGTTCTCCTGCTAACAAGCAGGGTAACAGGCCGGTAGATGAAGATGCTTTGTATTCTCAGATTTATCAGGATATTCTCAAAGAGAACAATATCCGTTAAGGAGATAGCAAATGTTTTCAGGCGTTCAATATGCGGACCTCGGCGTACGCATTGGTCTATATGCAGTAGCGCAGTTCCTCGCCCATGCCCAGCCGATGCTGGCGCTGGAGAAGTTCGCGCAGCTGGTTGAAGTTCCCATGAAGAGTGGTCAGCTGGTCAAGTGGCGTCGACTGGTTCCGTTCAATGCTTCGATGGAACAGCTGGTCGAAGGTATCACTCCTTCGCCGACCGGCGTTGTGTACGAAGATGTGTCCAGCACCATCGCTCAGTACGGCGCGTGGATTCCTTTCACCGACATTCTGATCGAAACTCATGAAGACGACAATCTTCGTCAGTTCACGATGGGCGCTGGTGAACAGGCCGCTCTTACCAAGGAGCGTATCCTGTGGAACACCCTCGTCGCAGGCACTAACGTGGCGTACTCCGGTGCTGCCACTTCTCGTGCCACTGTGCAGGCTCCGATCGATCTCGGCGATGTTCAGCTTGCTACTCGCGCCCTCAAGGTTGCGATGGCCAAGCCGATCACCAAGATCATCACTGCCAGTGAGAAGATCAGCACTCAGCCGGTTGCTCCGGGTTATGTGGCTTTCGGTCACACCAATCTTGAGCAGGACATCCGCGCGGTCTCGGGCTTCGTCCCGCGTGAGCACTACTCGGACTCCACAAAGCTGCTGCACGATATGGAGATCGGTAAGGTTCAGGATGTCAGATTCATTCTGCTTCCTCACCTGACCTACTTCGCTGGTGCTGGCGCCGCCGTCACCACTGGTATCCTGCACAACGGTACCAACGTTGACGTGTATCCTGTCGTGTTCTTCGGTCAGGACGCTTTCGCTGCAACTGCTCTGAAGGGACGCTCCTCGGCTAATGTCGTGGTCAAGAATCCCAAGATGGGTGAGACCTACGAAGATCCGCTGGGTCAGCGTGGCTACGTTGCGTTAACACAAGAACTAGCCCTCGCGGCCTAATCTTCTGCGCAACTAAAACGTCACTATATGCTGGAAACTCCTAACGGCCCAAGGCAAGGGTGCCGAGGACAATCAGCAGGGAAGAGGTGAAAGTCCTCCCCTCAACGACTAATCAACTACATAAAGGATAAGGATGAAATATCCAGTATCTGAAAATCAAAAGCAACTAATCTTAGGGAGCATACTGGGTGATGGTCACCTAAGAAGATCCAATGGACCTACAAGTAACACAGCCCTGCGCTGGAGGCACGGAATAAAGCAGCTAGATTATCTAAAGTGGAAGGATTCTCTACTAGGTGATCTAAGAGGCTCCGGGGTAAAGACGCAGACATCCAGCAGTTTTGGAAAAGAAAGGCTGATATGCTACGCAGTGTCAAAGCATATCAATAAGCTCAATCCTTTCCTTGAGTTGTGTGGTCATCCCAAGAAGGTCACACGAAAGCTGCTAAACATGTTAAGTCCTCTAGGGCTGGCTATATGGTACATGGATGACGGATGTCTTGAGAAAAAGTTCTACACTAATTCCAGCGGAGAAGAAAGACTGGCCCGCTTACGTGTAAAGCTGTGTACGCAAGGCTTCTCTCTAGAAGAGCATTACATAATGCAACGGTACTTTAAGGTGGTGCACAGCCTAGACGTGGCTATACATAAGTCGGGTAAAGGCACGTACAACTTGGTTATGAACAGGACAAATGCCGTTAAGTTCCTAGCCATGATCGAGCCTTATGTCCACCATAGTATGCGGTATAAGATAGATTTATCACCCACAAGGGCCTGATTAGCCCGTAGTTGATACAACGTGACGCCCTTTACTGAGCATCGTAAAGGTGATGATATAGTCTGTCCCGGTACGAAATTACCGGAGGTAGTGGAAACAGCTACCCGCCTAGATAGTTATCTAGGTCCTAAGGCGCTCACCACGGCGCTGAAGTAACAGTAGACGGAAGATGTGGTATGCGGGTGTCCGCCTCAACGAGGCTTGGATGTTCCGTCTTGAGGTTGCCGCTTCGGCCCTCTAATGAGAAGTGGGGCTAGTGTCGTCTAGCCCCTTTTTGGAGAAATACAAATGGCTAATTTTGATAGTGATCTTGTCGTAAAGGGCGTCCGCCATCGCGGCCTTGCCAATGGTAAGGAGCAGTCGGTTTCCGCGCGCGTGCGTGTGGCTGCCGGTGGCTCCATCGCCACTTCTGATCTGATTCGTATGGTACCGGCTGGCGAGAATGTTCGTCCGATCCGCATCACCGTGCTGATCAAGGAGGTTAGTGGTACTCCGGTGCTGACCAATCCGAGCTTCTCGGTTGGCATTTCGCCGGTCTCGGCAAGCAACCTCACGCGGCCGGATGGAACTGTGTTCACTCCTGTGACTGAATCGGACACTCGTCTCGGGGCATCTACTGCTCTGACCACTGACGAGATGGCGACCTTCACTGAGGTAGACACTGTGGCCGATGTCCAGAACTGGGCGCCGTATTACGTCACCCTCACCCCCTCGGGTGCTGGTGCGTTTTCGGTGGCCGATGGTGATGTTGACATCATCCTTGAAGCAGTGTTCCTCGGCGAGCAGCAGACCGCTCCGCTGATCTACACTGAGTTCAATTCCACCAAGTACAAGAACGCGTAAGTGTAACAATGGGGGCCTCGATGTCGGGGCCCCTTTCACCTTGGAGAAACACAAATGTCAGAGAACACTATGACTCAAAAGGATGAGTCCGAAGATACCCTAGACTCGCTCGGTATGTCTGAGCTGCGTATGTACGCGAAGCTGATGGGTATCAGCGCCCGTAGAGACTGGGATAAGAATGATTTCATCGCTGCTATCAAGCTGAAGCAGTCAGCGTCTGCTCTTTATAGCGCGGCTGAAGATGAAAAGGATCAGGACGATCTACCGCCGGGACACGCGAAGATTTTGATTATGCGTGATCCTACTCCCGGACACAATAATTCTTCAATTCCTCTGGGCTTGAACGGTCGTATGTTCATCGCTCCACGAGGCGTTGAGTTCGTCATTCCTCTTGAATTCATCGGAGTGCTTGCAGACGCCAAAGCTTCTATCCTTAGACAGATAGAGGCGCCCAGCCTGCACAAGCCGGAAGGTGTGGTCAAGGAGGAAGAGATTTATAGCTATCCGTTCCAAGTGCTGAGGGTCCGCCCCCACACCAAGGATTCTGGATTCAAGTCGCAGCTTGACCAACGCGGCGCTCACTACGCTCGCAAGAAGAAGTTCTACGACGCTATCGGCAAGTGGCCGACTGTTGGTGAACTGATGGAGTTTGAGCGCAACGAAAGAGAACTGCAGACTGTCGAAAGACATCTAGCACTCAAGCAGTAATGAATAGAAGGGTCCAATAATGCCTGCCCACAAAACATACATGGAACTTGTTAATGATGCAATCGACGAGTGCAAGGTGTCGTTGGACCCTTTGACTTCTTTGAATTTTGCATCGCCACCTAGGACGATTCTGTACAATCTGTTCAAGAAGTGGACAAATCGTGCTTATCGCAGTATTCTTATTGATAGAAATGAGTGGTACTTCCGCAAGGAACGCACCACCGTAACTATCCACCCACGTCTACAGCTGATACTGCCCGGACCGGGTATTGTCTCGGTCGGTAACGTTTTAGAAGGGACATCATCTGGTGTACAGTTTGAAGTAGTAGCTGTGCATTCCACAGAAGATGCAGAGCTTAACCTTCTGACTGAGTACACGGTTTCCGTGGAGTACGTCGGTGATCCATCAGAAGCAGACAACCTCATCCTGAACGAGAAGTTTGACAGAGTTAGTCCGAGCCCTACCCCTGAACTAGGTAGCATAAAGGGCCGTGGACGGTACAGCTTTCACGAGCTTGTGACAGGGTTTGATGAGCTTGATGAACGCTCTGTGTACATCCAGCCTACAGTGGCCACAGCGTCTTCCCCATCTCCGGGTGATCTGCAAGCAGCCCCTTCTCTTATCGCACTGCCGGTTGAAAACTGGGTAGGCAGGTTTGACGCGTTCAATACACCGTCCGGTAGGCCGGGATATATTGTACGCACAGACGACGGCCTGTATGACTTCTACCCACGTCCTAATGTTCCATATGATGTGTCGTTTTCTTACACTCAGGACGCGTCGTCCATGACGTTGTACAACGACACGCCCGTCTTGCTAGACCCTATGTACGACGAGAAGATTATGTGGGGTGCCATCATGTCTTACGCAGATTATGACAGGAACACACAGCTGTACTCTCGTGCAAAGAAGGAGTATGACAAGTGGGATTACATCATGCGCAGAGATTCTCTGCCTACCATAACTTTGGGTTTACACAGATTCGATAAATCATGCTGACCATTGCCCTAAACAAAGGACTAGACCACACCTCCCCTGCCATGGCTAAAGAGCCGGGGAGTCTAATCGGCTGCATGAATTATGAGTTTACAACCCTCGGAGGCATCAGCCGTATTGACGGCACTGAGCTTTACGACGGCTGGGCTAATGGTGCCCTGACTGATGTATGGGCAGTTAACATCAGCATCAGTGATGCGGGTGCTTTCTCTTCTGTGCAGGCCGGTGACATCATAAAGCTTATCACCGATCAGGGCACGTTCAATGTAGGCGTGTATATCTCTCACGGCGGTAATGAACTTCTGTACTGCCCAATAACTAAAGACCAATCCGTTCTACGTGCTGGTGACGAGATCATTGTTGACGGCGGTTCTACAGTCGATGCTAATACGATCAGTGACGCCGTTGGCAGGCACAGCACTGAGACGGTAGACAACTACGTAGACTTGGTACGCGCTATCGCCACTATACTCAGGGCGTCTATAGAGACCTCACCTACCCCTGTGTGTGGGCTGCACTGGTTCAGGAACAACCTGCTTGAGTTCAGAGATGCTCCTAGTTACGTATTAAACGGTGTGTCCAATAGCTTCACGGAAGTAGGCGACACACTTAGAATAGGCACTATTGATGGGCTTGTCATAGCAAAAACTACGTCACCTTTGACTGTGTGGATAGAGCCCTATGTAGAAGGTACCGCCTCTACATCAATTAGTGTCCGTAATAAAGATAACACAGCAGCTTCCACGGCTACTGCCTCTTCTGTCACAGAGCATTCGGGTGAGTCTGACTGGTCTTACTGTGTAGCACGGCACACCCCTCAAACACATGAGAGCAGAGGCGCTGCTAGGATGTACCGTTCGATTATCGTGACGTTTGACAACGGGACGCAGGCGGCAAGCGCTGATCCTAGTGTGGGAGATATTGTCAACGTCGGACCAGCCTTCGCCTCCAACCACTACAAAATGCTTATCAAATCCGTGGTACTGACTAGCGGTAGTTGGAGTGCAGGAAATGCCACAGGTCGCGTGGAGCTGATACCGTTCAACCCGCTAGACCCATTGAGCGGTGCTTCCGGTCCCGGCGCATACAACAAGATAGTTGTAGGTGATGTCGTAAGAATAAACGGTAACAACATTCTCACAGTCGACTCCATCATTAGAACGAACGTTGCCGGTACCAAGAAGCTGAGGCAGTACGAATCTCACTTTGTCGGACTGACCGCCAACTTCTACGGCATTGATGAGGATGCTGAGGCGTACTTGGCCACAGGTGCATCACGTGCTGTTTGGGCTAAGTTTTACAGCCCGCCTCGTACGGGCTACGCTGTGCCGCTTGACGTATTAGAGCTTGGGCTGGAACGTTATGCTTCCTACGGTTCCATTATCACTGACCCAGATGTGGAGGCAAACGACAAGCCGAAGTGGGCAGGAAGGCATGCTAGACTCTGCCTGTCTCTAGGGTATTTGGGAGGCACTGTGAACTTGTCTGTACCTAACGAGCCTTCCAACTTCTCTGGTATAGATGGCGCGCAGACGTTTCCCATGGGCGATGAAATCACGGGACTGCTCGAAGGCGTGGGCGATTCCACGCTTGTGTTCGGCAGGCGTTCTATCAGCAGACTGGCAGGTATTGGTGACAACATAGCTACAGAGACAATATCTCCTGACAGCGGAGCACTACCTTACAGCTGCGTCAATGTCGGCAGGGTCCCTGTATTCGCTGATCAGAATGGTGTGAGCGTCCTAGAGCAGAGCAGCACGTACTCCGACTTTATGGGGTACAGGGCTAGCGACAAGGTACAGGCGCAGCTCAAGCCTAAGATGGTTGTGTCACTATTTGATACAGAGATCGGCGGTGTGCATTGCGCGATGCCTGTGAGAGGCAAGAATCAGTACAGACTATTCCTGCGTTCAGGTGATGTCTATTCGTTCTGTATGACAGGGGAGCAGCCTCTGATTGCTATGTCAAACTATAGCAATGACGGTGTAGCCAGATTGCCTCTGGCATGGAGTAGTCAAGTACAGGACAACGGGCAAGAACGTATGCACGTCGTGTGGGATGTGTTCTACGGTAGATATGCTGCTACAGACTACCCTTACGTGGAATCTAATGATCCTGTTGACGGCACTAGGGTGTATGAGCTGGACTCAGGATGGGGCTTCAACGGTATTACGTTTACCCATTACTTTGAATTGGCGCATCTTTACAATGACAACGCGTCCAACTTCTTAGGCGTGGAGGGTATACGGCTGTTCGGTAAAAGTCACGGTATGGCGAATCTTGTTGTAAAAGCCAAGGGTATAGAGAGAGACTTCGATCAATCTTACACCACGGCTAGTCAGGACATCTCCCTTCCGTACACACCTCCGGCGCACTTCTACAGAAGTAAGCAAGATGTCACTAACTTTGTGGATCATGCGAACTGGGGCCTAGGTGTGTCCCTTAGAATAGAAGGTGGGCAGGCGAGTAACCTATCAACCGTAGAGCCTTCCCACATAGTACAAGTCATGGTAGTTTATCCGAGAGTGGAGGGACATCAGGATGGTTAATGGCTTCCATAAGAAAAATCATCTTTACAGAGGGGATGATATGTATATCACACAAGGGACTGGTGGTGCTTTACCTTCAGCCCCCAGAACACCTCTGACGGGTGGCAACACGCCGCCTCAGCTACAGGGTAATTCATGGATACAGCCACCGCCGCCTACTGTAAGTACAGGAGGAAATAACCCGGCGTTACTAACTCCGTGGGAAGGCGGCAAGTACCCCATAGGGACAGGAGGGAACGCTCCTGCACTTCCCACACCTACACAGGGCACTGGAGGCAACAACCCGGCTTCGCTCACACCATGGGAAGGAGGTAAGTATCCAATAGGATCTGGCGGTCATGCGCCGGCTCTACCGTTGAAACCTCCTGTAACGCAAGGCACTGGTGGTAATAATCCAGCGGTTCCTTCCGACCCGTCGCAGTGGAGAGGAGGTAAGCCTCCTCAGGGCACGCAGGGCACAGGCGGTAACTTACCGCCAAATCCCTCTCAGGTTAACCTGCAAGGTGGATTCTCGCCGGCAAACGTAGTCACGGACACCATGAATCAGATCATAGATCCTAATGGTGCCTACATACGTAACGCTAGGATGAGGGGTCTTGAACAAGCGGCAGGCAGAGGCAACAGAGCTGGCAGTTCCATTGCAGCGGGTGCTAGCCAGCGGGCAGCTCTAGAGGGCGCAGCGCCTCTGTTCAATGCGGCTATGCAGCTGCATGGGCAACGAGAAGGATTTGCTTTCCAAGGCGAACAGAACAGACTTGAGCGTAATAGAGACTATACACGAGCACAGCTTGAAGACTGGGCCAATTCAAGACAGTTCGATAGAGAGTTTTATGGCGTGCTCAGCATGATGCCTATCAACTCTGCCTATCAGTTGAACAGCCTGATTCAGACGTATGCTCTGGAAAATCCAGAAGTGTATACAGCGGAAGTCATCAGCGGTATGAGCAATTTCTTCAACCAGAATTTCGCTCAGATTCTGAGTACGTACTTCCCGCAGTACGGCAACAGACCTAGGGGTTAATCATGGCATGGTATAGCAGCTTGTTCAGCGGTGACAGTTATGGTTCTGGTGGTAGTGGGAGCGGGACTAACTGGTGGGGCGCTATCCTGTCAGGTATCTCTTCCTACTCCCAGAGCAGGTCCGACAGCAAGGGCCGGAAGAATGACACAAAAGCACAAAAGGAAATCGTAGGACTGCAGGGTCTTGAGGCTAGACGCACTAGCGCTTTTGAGAAGGATCTAGACTACTACTACAAGCAGAAAGATAAGCTGGACAAGCGCAGAGCGCTCGACACTTACGGTTCTTTCTCAAAGCTAGGGACGTATGCTCCTGATGACTACACTCTACCGGCCCTGCCTGTAGTTCCTAACAAACCTAACGCGGGGTAATAATGGCTAGTATAGACCAGCGATTGACAAACAGAGCTGTGGAAGAGATGGGCGACAAGCCTGTACCTGATACGGATGTCGAGCTGCTCGTGCGTTCTGGTATTAAGTTGCTGGGACAGGGCGGTCTGGGCGTTATCAAGCAGGCTCTCGACACAAGCCAAGATCCCGCACAGGTTGTCGGGCAGTTCATGGCGCAGCTCATCATGAAGATGGGTGAAGAGATTGTAGGACAGTTGCAGCTTGATCCTCGCGCCTTCCTAGCTAAGGGCGGGTTCCTAGAGGAGATGCTTGACTACCTTGAGCAGAAGCTCATGCTTCCTCCAGAGTTCTCAGAGCAGGTGTATGCGGAGGTTGTGGAGATTGTCAAGGCTGTCGTAATGCAGGGCGATGAACAGATGGCAGGCGCCGCGCCCGAGCAACAGGTGCCTCAGCAGCCCGGCCTGCAGGGCATGGGAGGTATGTAATGACAGACTTCTGGAGTTTTCTAGGCGGAGCAAGCAACGAACTACTCCGTCAGCAAAGAGAGCAAGAAAAGCGCGACGCTGCTATTGCGGGAGACGAGCGTGAACTCGCAAAGATCCGTGCAGTAGAAGCGCTGCGCCGTGAGACCAGCGACTACGAGTACAATCGCAATCGCACTGACTCCCTCAAGTCTGTAGACGCAAGGCAGTCTTATCTAGATCCGAAGGCTAAGCAGTATGTGATGGTCAACTCGGAAGGACAGGTGATCGGTAGACGCGAGGCCACATCAAGCGAGCTGCTGGCCGAGGAGGCCGGTCGTCTAGATATAGAAGGCAAGCGCCTTGAAAACGCATATAAGCGTAAAGCGACCAATCTGCTCGGGCTTGATCGTGGAGGTGGTGGAGGTGGTGGCGGAGGTTCCAAAGAAACCAACCCAGCCCGTACTAAACCAGAGCTACACGCCCTTGCTGCTAGAATCGCCGACAGCATGAAAGATTACAATCTGTCGGACATGGAGCGTGTGGCGGCCTACACTAGAATGAAGCAGGGCATTGATGAGGGTAAGGACGAGGCGTGGCTGCGTAGATTCGAGACTGAGTTCTTGCGTACGCCGTCCGTCCGTAGAGGCATAGACACACGTTCTCGTCTAAGAGCTGAAGAGGCTGTGTTCGGTAAACCAAAGAGCGAATAAAAAGGAGCTTTCATGCCGTTGTCCAATAGTTACAAGAGTAAGATTGTCGCCAGTCTGTCGCCTCGTTATCGCGAGATGTACGAGAATGGTGACATCTCAGATCGCCAGCTTGAGGACTTTGCTGCCCTCACTGGTATATCGCCCCCGGCCGCAGAGCCGCGCAGGGGCCGGACAGGCACGGCTGCTCCTAGCGAAGAAACTGGTGGGTTCTTAAGTGATCTTGGCAAGGCTGTCGATAGAGTCACTACTTCCGCACGCGGTGGTTATGACAGATCTGTCGGCGCAGCTAAGTACACCACAGCCGACACAGACATTCTGACCACGCCTAACAAAGAAACATCATGGCTTTATCAGGGACCATTCAGCGCGTTACCCGGCTCACAGCCTGTGATCGACACCTCT